TTTTTATCTCCAAAAGCTTTTAATAGTTTTTCAAATCCTGCTTGTAATTTAATATATTCTTGAACAAACTCTTTTCCTGATTCTGTAAATTCATTTGTTACTGGATTTACAAATGCAGAGTTTAATTGTTTTACTTCATTAGGATCATTAATATTTAATTCACCATAAGAACCATCTGGTTTTTTAACCATAATTCTTTTAGGGTCATTAATATATCCCAATGTAACTTCAGTTAGAGTTTCTGTTTGACCAGATTCATTTGTAAAGTTTACATATTTACTAGGATGTAGTTTATAAGCTACTTTAATACCATAGTATTGATCACCTATCTTTATACCTTTTCTAAATCTTACATCAGATTTTATAACAGAACCATCTTCATCATGAGGTTCTACTAATGATCCTCCTTCAGGATAAGGTATTAATTCAAAATACATTTCACTTCTAATAGTAGAAAGAATAGTACCATTAGTTATTAATTGTTCTAGTTTACCTTTATTAGAGTTTCTATCTTCTTTAGGTTTAAATAGATTAAACAGTTTATTAATACTAGATAACACTTGACCTGATTTACTACCAGGTGTTTTCTTTAAAGAATTAATTAAACTTTCTATTTGTGTTTTAAATCTATCAAGTAGGATTTCATAATCTCTTCTTAATTCTTCTGGAACATTTGCAACTTCTTCAGCAAACTGTTTAATTAAACTTTCTAATGCTGCAATCTTATCATCATTATTTTGACTAGCACCAACTATACTGTTAGCTATAGCTATCATCTGAGTATAATACTGATTTGCATTATCAGATAGAGTATCAATAGTTTCAGCATTTAGATCTTCAGTAATAGGCTGTTCAATTCCTGAAAGTCTTTTAGCTCTTAATTTAAATGCAAGTTCTTGTGCTTTATAAACTCTTTGAGAAGCTTTTTTTGATCTTTCAACTTCCATTATAGCCATAGTAGTAGCATCAACCTGCTCTTTGGCAAACTCTTTTCTTAAACCTTCAATACTAGTTTCAAGTTCTTTAAGACCTTCTGATGTAAGAAGTCTATTGAATTCACCAATATACTTTTCTCTATCTCTTGCTAATTTCTTAAGGTCAGCAAGTTTCTGTTCTATTTCTGATTTATCTATACCATCAGTTTCATAATGCTTTTCAAGTTTTTCAAGAAACTCAGCTTGCTTGTTTACCTTTTCTTCAAACTCATCATAATCTAATTCATATTCTGGAGTTATTGGAGATTTTCTTAAAGCCTTTCTTGTATTATATTCTTCTTTCAAAAGAGCTTTAAGTTCTTTTTCTTTCTGTTTAATTTTCTTTTCAAGCTCATCTATTTGTACATCTTTTTTATTAACACTTCCAGATAACATTCTGTTTTCTAAAGCTTTTTTAGCAGCCTTTAAACCTTTAAGTTTACTTTTATAAGTGTATAACCAACCATCTTTTAATTTTAATCTTTGGTTATCTCTAGATATTTCAACTAAACTTCTAGGATCTATAATTCCTACAAGCTTACTAACTTCTTCTGCTATCTTACTTTCTCTATTATCAGCATTCTTATGAGCATAAATAGTATATGCAATACCATCTAAAACATCCTGATCTCCACCTCTGTAAATAGAAGCACCTTTATCTGCAGACTCAGAAACATCACTAATTTCTCTTGCTATCTTTTGAGACAATTCTGCTTTACGTTTTGTAAATTCAGTATTAGTTAAGTTTTTATAACCATACAGTTCTTCAAATTGTTTCTTATTTAACTTGTTAAGACTATCACTAAGTTGTTCATCAACCTCTGATAGTCTTCCCATTTTCTTCATGAAGTTTAAATAATTAAAAACTTCTTTAGCTTCTTGAGAATGATAGTCATACATGTCATTCTTATCATAAGCCCTGTCCTTTTTATCTTGAAGATTTAAAGTTAGGTTCCAATGCTTTAAATAATTATTTAAAATACCTTCTGAGTTTTTAGAATAATTATTAGCAAGGTTTAATACATTTTGAAAGTTCTCAGATTTAGTTCTGTCTCTAAAACCTTCATAAATTCCACCTTGCCATCCACCTTTACCACCTGGTCCACCTACAGAACCTAACAATGCACCAATAAATATTTCTTTCCAACTTTCAGCATTATTACCAAAAGCTTTAGTTAATCCATACATCCATGAATCCATAAAGTCTTCATTTGCTGCAGGGTCCATTCTATCATTTAAGTAATCTAATGCACTATAACTAATTGCTTTCTGTAAACCTTCTTGTCCACCTTCAAATACAGCACCTTCTAAACCTCTAGCAGTTCTACTTGTAATCTTACCTAATTTACTATAAGTAGCTTCTTTAGCTATGTTAGGTATTGCTTTTACTTCATCAACTGTTTTACCTAAGTTTTTAGCAGCTCTATCTAATTGTTTAGCAGATAGTTTAGATGTTTGAATTATTTGAGATGCTTCAGCTATTTCTCCTTTACCTAATACTCTTCTAATTGAGTTAGCTAATTTAGGTGCAAATAATCCTGGTAAGGTTTTAGCTTGAGTTGTACCAACAACTAACATATTCATTCCAAATACACCATTAGCAACTGAATAAATTTCTTCCATTGCTTTAGCATATTCTTCTTCAGTAGGTTCTTCTAAGTGTTGTGATCTATAATCATCTAACCATTGTCTTTCAGCATCTTTAACAAAAGATAATGCTTCTACTGAAGACTCATAACCAGCACCTGTTATTATCTGTCTACCTAATGTAACAGCTTCATAACCTGTTTGAGCAGTTGCTGACCTACCCATTAACCCAGCAATATCATCAACCTTAGTTCCTTTTTTTACAGCATCTAATGTTCTAGTTAAGTTTCTAAGACCTGATGCTTCTGCACCAAGAGTCATTAAACCTTCAGTTGCTATTGCACCTATAACAAATGAAGCACCTTGTAAAAAGTCATTAGTCCAAAAGTTAGCAGTACCTAATGAATTTAATAGAGAAGCATTTTCTTCTTCTCTTGTAACATAATGAGGTAATGCTTCATCCATTGCTGCATTAGCTTCATCTAATGCTCTGTAATAAAAATTATCATATATTTCATGGAATGAAGTATTGTCACCATTAACTATATCCTCTAACTGTCCTGCAACATTAGCTGCTATTGATGGTACCATACCAATACCACCAGCTACTGCAGTAGCAGATTTACCAATAAGTTTAGTTAAACCATTTCCAAGTTTGTCAGCAAATGACTGAGCTTCAGCTCTATCATCTTCATAATCTCTGTAAGTACTTGGAGTAATACCTCTTGAAGTATAAGTTTCAAGTTCTTCAGGTGACATTGACATTTGATATTCTGGTTGACCAGAAGCAATGTCACTAGGATCTATACCTAAATGTGATTTATAAAATTGTTGAATACCTGCAGCAGCTTCTAAAACTTCACTCTTTCTATAATCTGCACTTTGGCTTTCTGTTTGTTGTCTTACAAGTCTAGCATATTCAGAGGCTGTAATCTTACCCTCTGCTAACAATTTGTCTAATTCATCCATATTATACAATAATGATTATTATGCAAATATAGTTAATTATTCATTTAAAAGTATCTCTGCAGCACCTGCTTGAGGTTCTTGGTTTCTAGAAATTGCTAATTGAGCAGGTGTAATTTTACCATTATTAGCATCAGCTTTTATATTCATACTACCTGCATCGCTTTGTAAAAAGTAAACTTCTTTACTACCAGTTTGTTTTTTAATATAGAAAGCAGTTTCTAAAATGTCTTTTAAACTACCACTAACTTTTTTAGCTATTTTACCATCTTCAGATATAATAGTAACAGTACCTCCTAAATAAGCACCAAATTGATTAAGGCTAGATATATTTAAATATCCTTTTACATTTTCACCTTTTAAATTTACACTCACATTACCCTTACCTCCACTTACTCTTAGTCCATGTTCTTTATTATTTTCATCTCTAAAAGGAAGTCCTTGACCAACAAAAGCATCTTTTTTAGCAAATAATTTAATTTTTTTCTGATCAGGTGTTATATCAAGATCAGATAATTTAGCGTACCCTTGTCTATATATTGTAGACTCTTCAAAATCTTTTTCAGTGAGATTATCAATAGGTTTAATAGATATTTTATATTTATTATTACCTAAAGGTTCTCGTACAGTTACAAATTTTCTACCATCTAAAGCATTATCCCAATTTTTAGACCATGGACCATATTTTACTCTTTTACCTTCTGCGTTAATATAAGTTCTTTTTTCCCAGTCTTTAGGTTTAAATAAGCTTTCTTTTAATTTTGTAATTTGATAATCAGCTTGTTTATCATACCAATTATTTGTAAAGTCAAAGTCATATAAATAATCAGTAATAGCTATTGCATTATTAACTTCTGTTCTATCATTTTTTCTAGCATTTCTAGGTTGATAAGTTACTGTTATACCATCTGACATATCAACAATCATTTTAGAATAACTACCTAAATCTAAGTTTTTATGAGACTTACCTCTATAAACTTTATCATTAACTTTTGAATATCCAATATTTTTTGTAAAATTTTCATCTTCTATTTTTCTTTGTTTAATTTTTGGATCTTCAGTTACTCTTCTAACATTAGATAATTTAGGTGTAGCTTTAGGTGTTAATGCTACATTAGAATCATTACTTGCAACAAACTCCTCATCTTCTACAGGATTACCATCAGCTGCTTCTTTTATTTTACTAGTTTCTTTAATAGGAACATCACTTTCAAACAGGTATGTCCAAACCTTTTCAACAAAATTAGGATCTTTAGTTTCAGTAACAGTTTTAGGTTGTTCTATTTTAGGAAGAACTTCTGGTAATACTCTAAATCTACTATCAACAGGTTCTTGAGGTTGAGGTTTAGTTTGAGTAACTTTAGGTGTAGCAAATGGTGATGCAGTAAATGTAGGATTAGGATTTAATTGAGGTTGTTTTTTAGGAGCAAATATTTGAGGTGTTTTAGGAGTATTATCCTTTTCTAAATTTTCAGAAAAATTATTTAAATATTCAAAAACTGTTTTATTAGTTGGAGGAGCCTCACCTGTTCTTTTTTCTATAGATTGATTTAAAGCTTGTTGAGCAGCATCATAAGATTTAGTTTTTTCTAAAGTATCTAAATATATTCTAGCATCTCCTAAACCTGAAAGATGTTGAAGAGCCATTAATACTTCATCATCAATTCCTTTAGTTACTCCAGGAAATCTTTTTCTTAATCCAGGTACATTTCTTTTATAATGACTTTCTAAATGAGCCTGATATTTTTCTTGAGCTTCTGGGTTATTTAAATAATCTTCTTTTGATTTAACTCCTGTTACTCTTTCAATTTCAGAAATTGTTTGACCCTTTTGTGGTTCTCCATGTATTCCCCATATATGTTGATACTTACCAACTGCTGATGAGTTAGGGTTAGTTGATCTATAACCTTCTTTAGGGTCTTGTTCTACTGATCCTAATGCTTTGTTAAAGCTACTTACTGCCCCAGGTTGAACGGACCTTTCACCTGAGGCTTGCCCTTTCCCTCTCGCTTCTGTTTTAGTTCTTTCTCTAAAAGAATTTCAAAATTTTGAGCTTTAGCCATAGCTTGTTTAATTAATTCAACATCTCCTGATTGAACAGCCATATTAAAATCTTGACTTAATTTTTGTCTAGCTACTTCAATATTTTTATCCTCTTCAGCAGCAATTAGTGTTTTAGTTTGAATTAAATCATTTAAACTAGCATACATTACATTGTCTGAATCTTTAAACATGTATTTACCATCACCTATAGGTACTCTTGAGAAATTAACTTCTTCTTGAACATTACCATAAGAATTTAAAGTAAATGATCCCTTCTTGTTTTTATTTTCTTTTAATGATCTTGCAGCTTCAACAAAGTAAGCATTGCGAGTTTGTCTACTAGGATCTATTTCATAAAGAACATTTAATAAACTAGGTGTATCTCTAATATCAAATTCTATAGAATTAGGAATATCTTCTCCTTTACTACCATCTATATTTAATCCATGTAATATTAATACAGGACCATCTTCTTCATCTAAAAGAATTTCTGTACTTAAACCTTTAGTATTAAATGAACCATTTTCAGCTTGCAATTTTAATAAATATTCTTGTAAAGCTTTAAAATCAGAAACTTCTTTATCAGTCTGTAAGTTATAAGGTTTTTTACCAGAAGTAATTAAAGATAAAACCATTTGATCTAATCTTTGTCTAGAAGCATCATTATTAGGTTGATATGATGTACCTTGTGTTTGATAGTTTAAATATTTTTCCCACCTTTCATAAAGCTTAGATGCATCACCTTTTAAATTAGCTCTTCTTATTTTACTAGCTTCTTCTAAGAAAGCATCTATTTCATCATAATCAACTCCTTCATATGTAGTATCTCTTTTATAAAAAATATCATTCTTTATTTGTTCAACTGGTTTTTTATAAATTAAACTTAATGCACCAAAATCTGCAATTTGACCTGAATGACTTTCAATCCAATCTTTTTCAAGTTTTAAAGCATTACTTAAATCTTGTCCTAAATTTTTATTATACAAATCTTCTTCAATAAGTTTTTGCCAAGACTCCCAAGTAGTTAAATCTGACATTAGATTTTGTCTTTCTTTATCTAAAGTAAGTACTGTAGCATGATCACCTTTTTTAGATGCTTCAAACATTTGACGAACTAATGTACTTATTCTATTTTTATGATCTTGAATATTACCTATTGCATCATCATAAGTTCTTATTTCTTCACCTGTAGATAATCTATTACCTAAAACACCAATACCATACATTGAAGTCATCATGTTATACTCTAATTTAACATCAGCTGGTGGTTTATTAGGATTATTTGAAGATGTTGGTTTTCCTCCACCCATTGGTGTAACTTCAGTTTCTTCATCTCTTTGAGTATAAGCCATTTGTAAATATGGTAAATACTTTTTTCTCCAAATATCTCTACCTAAATTTTCATCTTTGAAATTAAAGTTAGGATCAAATTGATTTAAATCTACATTAGTACCTTTTAACTTATCATACTTAGATCTAGCATCCATGTTCCAATTATAATACTGACTTTCAAAATATTCTTGTAATCTTGGTTTAGAAACTTGTTCAATTTCTTCTTTAGTATTACGAACAAATGTTTCACCTGATATTGGATTACTAAATACCCACTTATCAGTATTAACATCTTTATAAGGTTTAAATTTCTCAGCTGTTGCAACATAAGGTTGAATACTATCTTCATATTTAACTAAAGGATACTGTGCAATAGCTTGATCAACATTAAAGTCTTCACCTATTTGTTTTCCATATTGAGTTAAATCTATAGCACCATGAAATTCAGGATTCATTTTAGTTTCTAAATATTTCTGATAAGCTGCAAATTCTTTATTAAGATCTTTGATTCTAGGATCAAATGCTGCTTCTCTAACTAAATTAGAAAATGATGATGCTACTCCAGGAATGTCTTGTCTAGTTAACAAGTCTTCTGACATTTGTTTAAACTTTCCTTGGTAGTCTTTATTTATTTGATCATAAAGATCTCTACCAAAAGTTCCATAGTTTAATTTTAAATAGTTTTCAGCAGCTTTATTAAGCTCATCTCTTTGAGCATTAATAACATTCTGTTTTTTATCAACCTGACCTTGTAACCATTCTAATGGTAAATCAGGTAATACATCTACATATTGTCTAGGTTGAAACTTGTATAAATTCATATCTTATATTTTTTAAACTCCAAATTCTGCTATTTTTTTACCATTAAAGTAATAACCATCAGGTCCTTTTGTTGCTTGATATATTCTACCATTAACATTTACAGGTACTACATTTTCTGATTGTGTACTCAATGCTCTCATTCTATCATATTCATTTTGTTTTATATCATTGTAACCTTGCATTCCCATAGTAGCTGCATTATTAAATGCACCAAATATATTACCAAGTCTGTTTTGATCTATCTCATAATTTAATTGATCAGTTGCAAATCTATTTTGAGCATTTAAATTTTCAGCTTGTGCTCTAGCAACAGCATTTTGATTTTGTTCATTTTGAATACTTGTTGCATCTCTACCTGCTTGTTCTGCAGCAGAATTTAAAAGATAATCTTTAGCATTACCAGCAAATTGATTTGCTGACATACCTGAATTTCTTAACATATTTAAATAAGAACTTCTAGTCAAATTTGTTTGTCTTTGATCTCTTATTCTAGATTGTTCATAATTAACAGTTGCATCTTGTACAACAGGTGCTTTAATATGTTTAGGTTTATTAAACAAATGATAACCTGCTTCTATTAATGGAATTGCAGCTTGACCTATTGCTAAACCTTTTCCTAATTTATCATTACCAAATATATCTTCATTACCTACTGGTAATCCACTTTTAGTAGTAGAAGAAGGTGTAACTTTTGTAGGGTCATAACCTTGGTATTGTGTAGCTTCATCTTGTGTCATAGGATATAAACCAGCATAATCTTCACCTCCTACTTGTCCATTACCTTCTGTAAAAACATTTGGGTAATTTTTAGGATTAATAGTATTATAACCTTTAGCTAAGTTATAAGCATTTCTATAAGGTTTGTTAAATGCCATTCTTCTACCATGGTTAAAATCAGAACGTAAATTATCAAAGAATCCACCAGGAGCATACATTTCACCACCCATAGCCATCATAGGAGCTTGAGTTTGTGATGCTTGCATACTACCCATAATATTTTCTAACATTGCTTGAGCTTGTTGAGGATCCATTCCTGACTTAACTAACTGTTGAAGTAATTGTTGAAGTAATTGTTGAGGATCTGCACCTTGTTGCAAAGCAGCAGCTATTTGTTTAGACATACTATCATTCTGTGGCATCATACCACCATTAGCCATCATCATACCACCTCTGTTCTGTGCATATAAACCAAAGTCTTGATTTACATTAGATACTACAGGACCACCATTTGCATAACCTGCTAATCTTTTAATTCTATCTTGATATACATTAGCACTAAAAGGTGCTACAGAACCTGAGTTATAATTAGATACTGGTTTACCATTTTGAGTATTCTGCCCTGTATTGTAGAAATAATCTTCAGTAGGAGATTGATAAATATAAGAAGTATCATTAGGTAATCCATTACCATATTCATTTATAATTCTAGAACCAAACTCAGTATTATTTAAATTATTACCTAGCATACTATTAGAACCTTGCTTTACATAACTTCTTTTAGCAGTTGGTGGATCCATTGATCCTCCATTAGCATATTGATCTACATAAGAATTAGCTTCTTTAATTGACATGTGAGCTTGAACTCTTGCTCTTAAAACTTCTTTAGGTAGTTTACCACCATTAGAGTAAGGCATGTTAAATTTTTTATTTTTAGGAAGATATCCACCATAAGCATAATAATTATCTGCTTTAATATAACTTTGAATATCATCATTTAAAATCTTTTCAATATCTTTATTTATCTTACCACCTGCAGCTGCATATTGTAAAGCACCATTAACCATCATTTCTTTTTGTTGTGCTTGCTGTTGATCAAGTTGATCATAATAAGCTACCATGTCCATTGCTTTTTGATTAGCCATATCTACTCTTTCTCTTCCTAAAGAATTTTCTTTTCTAAATTCACTTCCTTTATTAACTTCTCTTTCTACAAATTGAGCTATAGTCATGTTTAAAGGAATTGGCATACCATTTTTATCTAATTCAAGAAATGCTGGTCTGTTTTTTTGACCATTTACTTCAGAAGGAAAAACAAATTCTCCAGGTCCTGGAGTAGGACCACCTTTAGCATGTAAAACAATTTCATTTTTTTCAAATGAAGCATTTGTTCCTCCATATGAACCTCCATTAGGATTTTCATAATGAAACCCTGAATGATTAGGTACTTTAGTCATACCAAAATATTCAAGTTTTTCTTCAGCATTATCTTGAACCTTTCCTCCTCTAGAGTACTTGTTTCTATAACTGTTGTATCTGTCTCTCATAGAGTTTGTAAAGTTATTAAATTTATTTATATCACCACCTTGTTCAAAAGATAGTCCTTGGTTTAAAAGTTGACCTGCAGGTGATTGTCCAAATTGATTTATTTTATCTACACCTTGCATAAATTTACCAGCATCTTCTGATACACCTGACGTACTACCCATAAACATACTAGCAACATTACCAGCTTGTCCAACAATATTACCTGCTTTTTCTAAGTCACTTACTTCTTGATTAGGATTATAATTTGCTGCATCAATACCAAAAGCTTTGTTAGCTGCACCACCAACCACACCTGCAGCATTTGCAATAGGTGCTGTAACAGGTATTAATTTTAAAGCAGTACTTCCAAGACTACCTGCAAAGTTTGCACCTGCATCAAATCTATCATTAGAATATTGTTTTTCATTAACAATATCTTTCATTGATTTAATACCAGTAACACCACCAATAGTACTTAATGCAAAATCAGCAACACCTAAACCTATATCTTTAAGTAATCCACCTCTTTTATATTGCATTGGTCCACCTGCATAATACATGTATGGATTAATAGTACCACCATCTTCGTAAGGATTTAATATTTTTGTTCTAAATTTTGCTCTCCAATCAAAAAATTCTGGATGATTGTGAAGATTGTTATCAATTACTTGTCTAATTAAACCAGTAGGTAATATAGCTTCATTTTCACCTCTAAAGCGTGTTGCAGTAGCAGCTTCAGGTACTGCAAAAGATTGTAATGATCCTCCAGGTATTTCTATTAATTCTGAAAGTTCTGTAGGACCCCAATAACTAGGTGTTGCAGAAGTTGATAAAAATGATTTATCTATAAAAGTATCACCTTTAGTTAATTCAGATCTTAATTTAGTTACTCCTGTTGGTTTATATGTTATTGGGTCTAAAAGTTCTACAGTATAATCTGATTGTACACCTCTTCTTACAAAAGATGGATTTTGAAATTTATTTTTTAAAATACCTTCATTTAATATTTGACCTTGTTCTAAATAATATTTAGAAACTGGACCTTGACTACTACCTCTTAATACTTCATTTAATGAAGTATCATATCCATGAGCATAAGCTTCCATTAACATTCTTTCTTTAGGAGTCATTTTAGTAATATCATATCCCTCACCTGTAATAAACTTTTCCATTTGTCTCAATTCAGCTGGTTGTATATCTGAACCATACATATCTGGATCAAATATAAGTCTTCTACCTTTATCATCAAATTGAAGAGAAGTAAAATTTGGTATTCTATCAGCAAGTATGTTTTTTATAAACAAACCATGTTCTTTTCCTGTAGTAAGAGGTGCGCCAATACTTTTAAAATATTCTATACTTTGTTTATGAGCATCTTTAAATTCTTGTAATGATATTACACTATCAGCATTTTCTCCTAAAACTGTTTTTTTCCAAGTTTCATATGAAGAATCATTTTTTAATGGTTCATCATAGTGTCCAATTTTTTTATTTTTAAATATGGATTTACCTTTATATGTAATATTTTTTAAAGATTTAATTTTATTATTAATATCTTTAAGAGAAAATTTTGAATTATTAAAAGTTTCTAATGGAGTAAATTGAGATGCATAATCAGGTACATAACTACCAGGAACATAACCATCTATTATATTAAATGTTTCTGGTGGTGGTGGAGGTAATTGATTAGACGCAGAATTAGATAATAATTCTTTATTTTTACCTAAAGAGTTTTTAACATTTTTATATGCCGAACCCATTGCTGGTAACATACCTGGAGAAGTTCCTATAAGAAGTCCTGTTTCTAAACCTCTTGCAATTTTATCTTCAATAGATGCATTTGATGTATAGTAACCACTATTTATATCTGATCCTAGCATATTAGCACCAGTTATTCCTCCTGTTACACCTAAAATATTATTTCCAGTTAACAAAGGTATAGTTCTACCACCTACTACTGCAGGTAATTCTAAAGCTGATACAACAGCAGGAACAGCTTTAGATGCCATAGTTCCTGCAACAGCTCCTGCAACAGGTGCAAATAAAGCAGCTTCAACTGGACCTAGTGTTGGTTCAGCTCTACCTGATGCTAATGGTTTATAATTTGGATTTGGAATAAATCCTGTTTCAGAAGGAATATACCTTTTATTACCATAATAATCTTCTGTTGAATTATAATCATCTGTTATTTCAAGTTCAGGAAGTCTTCTTTCAAAATCAATACCTTGAGGAGTATCAGGTGTTACATAGTATTCATTATCTTGACTACCAGCATATGGAATTATTCTATCTTGATCAGGATTATAATAAGCTTTTTTATATAATGTTACAGGTTCATCTTCACCATCACCACCTTCTGCATACATATATCCACCTTTAGCTGCATATTGCATAGGTGCTTGTGTCTGATTACTTGCAAGTGTATTTAAGTATTTAGATATTTCATCATCATTATAATATCTAAATAAATGATTATTAGGTCCTGACTCTCTAATTTGTTTTAATCTTTCTGGAGTAATTTCTTCTCCTGGTTGAAATTTATTATCAAATCTCATTTGCATTAAGAAAGGATACATTTCATCTTTCTTATAATTAGCATCAATTTTATCAGGACTAGGTGTTTGAAATTTACCTCTAAATAATTTATCTAATGTTTTATCACCTTCTGATACTTTATGAGTTAATTCATGTACTCCAACTGATTGAGGACCATATTGAGTATTAGCTTCATTTGTAATAATAATTCTACCATCTTGATCAGTAAATCCTTGAGGATTAGTAGACATGTTTTTATCAAAGTCTCTAATAGATTTAGGATCTCCTAATCTACTTCTATATGTATTTAAAAGTCCAGTATTACTTTCTGGATTTGTATTATATAAAAAATTAGTATCATATATGTCACTTATTACATCAGGTATTCTTTTATTAATAGTTTTTAAATTAGCAGCTGATGCTCTTTCTCTAGCTTCTTTATTACCATATATTTTTTTTTCAAGATCACTTGCAGGAGCTGGAAAGTTTTGATTTAATCTCTCGGCAAATTTAGGACTTCGTACCCAGTTAGCTAACCAATCTTGAGATGTTTTACCTACAGTTTGACCTTGATTTAATTTTGATTTAAATGGATCTTCGTCATTACCTGTAGGTCCACCTTTAGCTTTTTGGACAGGCTTATAATATGAAAAATCATTATTTAAATATTTTAATAAATCATTCCATTGATATTTATATAATTCTAATAAATCTCTTACATCACCAGGTATAGATTTAGAGGACCAATATCCTCCTTCTGAGTTATAAAGATTATACAATTCAGTAAGATCTTTATTTTTTATTTTTCCAGAACTAATATCTTTTTTAAGAACCTTGTTCATAAAATAAAGAGTAGACATTTTTCTAGCTTCTGTTTCAGTAGGATCACTAACATAATTAAATCTTTTTTGAGAAAGTTTATTACCAAACTTATTAAGTGCATCTGTATCTACTGTAGGGATTCTGTTACTTTCATTATTATAGCTTGATCTACTTTTTGAATCCCCTTTATGTGAAAGCTCATGAATAAATGTTGTAAAATCTTCTCTATTACCAGTATTACTTGCATATAGTTTTTTATCACCACTATGTTGATATCCTAAAACTCGGTTTTTAGGATTTGGTTGAGATGTAATTGAAAAATAATAATTTGGATCATTTAAAGCGTCTACATACTTACTTTTTTGGTAAGTATAATAATCAGATTTTTCTTTATCTGAAAGACTACTATAGTAACCAGATCTGCTTAATAAACCTAAAGTATCAAAATAACTATCCAGAATCTTTCCTTCTTCATCTGATCTTCCACTGTCTTTAGAATATACTGGAGTTTTTGATACTTTATCATAGTATTCTTGCCAAGTATATCCATATTTATCTTTTGATAGTTTATCATTAAAATCATGTAGATCAAAATAGTTTGTATCTAATGGAATAAAAGGTTCATTAGTATAATAATCTTGTATAAATTTTTTAGAATCCCAATACTGATCACTAATATCTTTAGGTATTAAATTAGTATTATATCTTTCTTTATTCCATACAAACTCATCTTCACCAGCTTCTCTAGCATTTCTAAAAGCAGAATTAAAAGAACTATAATTTGAATAATCATTTAATCCCCATTTTTTAGGATTAAAACTTTCCCAAAAATTAATTTCATCAGGTCTAATAGTTTCTTTATCTTTCATCCATTGTGGAGCTTCTTCTTCCACAATTTGTGTATTTAACGTAGGTGCTATTAATGTATCATTAGTACCTTTTAATGCTTTATTTTTATCATCACCTTCACCTATAGGTCCACCCGCATAATATTTTTTAGCTTTAATTTTCCTTTCTTGCCTAAGCATTTCTTTAGTAGGTTTTTTAGGTGTAGCACCAGTTCTTTTGTTTTGTGCTGCTTTTTTTCTAATGTTTTTCCAGAGTGAATTTTTTTCAGCCATAATTATCTAGGTAGTATTTTACTTCTCATTGAATATTCAGTTAACACATCATGTAATCTAAATATCTTATCTCCTCCACTAATAGTATGTTTAAATAATACATCAATGTATTTGTCAGATATTCTTGGTTTTATATTTAAGTTAGGATTAGTTTCATCTCTTGGTATTTGTTTTCTCCAAGATCTAATCTTCTGAGTAAAGTTACTAATTGTTTCATTAACTATTTGATAGTCATTAGATATACTATAAGTAGTAATAGTTTCAGGTAACTGTTGATCTGTTGCTACACTAATTACTTCAGTATTAATATAGAAGTTATCAAATGTTTTTACAAAGTCAGCATTCTCATTAACTCTAAATTTAACTTGTGATGGATATGTGTTATTGTAAAAAGTATTTCTTAATCCTAAATTATGTATATAAGTTGATGAGGTGTTTAAAGGATCTACTGATAAGAATCTCTTTCTCATATTAATATATAAAGAAGGATAGAAATCATAAAAAGATTCAAACGCTTCTAATAACTCATTATAAGCTATTGTATACTGTACATCTTTAGTTTCATCAAAGAATGTAAAATAAACTGTGTTATATTCTGAATTGTATCCAGATGTAATTCCTACTCTTGAACCAGCTGCTAAAGTTTTATCTTTTATTTTAATTTCAGTATTTGTAAATGCTGTTCTAAAGAATCCACTTAAACCTTTTATATCTGTAAGTGGTGATACACCTGTTGAAGAAGTACCATCTTTACCTTTAGTAGTTGAGTATTTAAATAACTTATTAATAAAAGCATCATAGTGATAAATAGATGAACCTGTAGCTTCTACTGCAAAAGAATGTTTAGCTCCTGTTTCAGTAGATACATAGTCAAATCTTTGTAATAAAGTACCTGTACCTAATTGAGTTTGAGTAACATCAGCTTCATTAGCAAGTACTCTTTCATCAACAGATGCAACACCAAAGGCATCATTCTGATAGTAAAATAATTTATCTTTAAACTGAACTAGTCTATTAATTTCACCATAGTTACCATTAACTGTTAGTTTATTATTAATTAAAAAGTTTCTCCAAGAATCAAATAACTCATTATCTAATTTAGGATTAGAACCGTATATTGTATGAGGTTCTTCACCTAAGTTTTGTTGTAAAAAGAATTTAGATAAAAATGTATTAGTTGTATTCTGTTGAGAGTATGCTGGATTAAATTGATAGTTATCTATAGTTATAGGTGTATCAGTAGTTCTTGATGATGCATGGTTAGGGTTAATATTTAACTCACTGTGAAAACAACATTCTGCTGGAAAGTAAACTGCTGTTCCTAATATTTTATAATTATCATCTGTTAGAGGTGGTTCATAACCTTGATTATAATTAAAGAATCCTGTACTAGGATTAGGGTTACTTCTTTGCCAATCAAAGTAATTAACCCATGTATCACCTCCATATACATTGTTACCAACAATACCTGTTGTAGTTACTGTATATGGTAGATAGTGATTTGTAGATATATACTCATTACCATATCTAGCAGATCTAGTATTACCTCCATATTGTTTAACTAGATATCTTTCATAAGATGCTAAGTAAAATGGAAACAACATCCATCCACCATATGGTTCTCCTACTACATCACTATTATCAAATATAGCACTTGTATCTGGAAAATTAGAAGTTGATCCATCAAATGCAACAAGTATTGTTTCAGCACCCCATTCTAAGAATGTTTTATCTTGAGATTGGGTATCATATTGTGTAACATTATATGTAGCCATATTAAAAAATCTTATGCTACTAAATGGTGCTGGTTGATTTTGAAGAGTATTTGAAGGAAAGGTTCTTCCAATATATTTAAAACCATTTAATTGAAATACATTTTGATACAATGGATTTGTATTTAAATAATCACTTGTAGTAAGTTGATTATCAATAACATTTGGTAATGGTGTAGTATCAGTATAATCATATATATAATCACCTGACATTATCCAAAAAGCATATGCTCCATTAACAGTACCATAGTTAATAAATGATGGAGATAATATACTTGAGTTTTGTGTGGAGTATTCTACTCTATATGCTTTCTTTTCAGTTCTACCTATTAGTCTTATAAAATCATCTTGTGCAAATTGACCTACTTGTTGTAATAAAAAGTTAGGAGAATTAAATATTTGAAAACCTAATCTAATTCTTTCATATGGAAGTTGTCCTCCATTACCTGTAACTATATCAAATCCCCATCTATTAAATAAAAAGCTACTAGATGCTGTTGGAGCATTAACATCATTATTATAATCTCTAACATAAGGCATTATAGAATAATCACCTACACCACTAGGTATATCAATATTTCCTGCAAAGGTTGGTTGTAAATATCCTGTACCAAGTTTACTTTTATTTTCTAAATTTCTTCTAACTCTTACATAAGACCATCCAGATATCTTATCACTAATAGCTTGAAACTGGTCTGTAGATGTATCTAATGAAAGTTTAATACCTAATTGTTTTAAAACAACATCATTAGTAGGTGCAGAAAAAGTATAATCTTCAAATTGAGATGGAGCTATAAAAGGTATTCCATCTGCAAAAATTTGCATATCTTGATTAACATTAGCACCTTGTATAATAATAGAACCATCACCTGGATCAAAAGCATTTAATCCACCTGTGTTACCTGTTGAAGGATCATTAAATGCTGCTACAAATCCTGGTATATCATTATTACTTGGTGTAGGATTCCATGTAAAGAATACTGTACCAGATGGTTCAAATGAAAACTCTATACTATTATATGCAAAAGCATTAAACATATCCCAACCTCCAGGCATTCTTTCAGGATCAGGAATAACTATAAAGCATGGTCCTGATGGAGTATTAGGTGTAGGTGCTGTTAAACCAAAGTCACCACTATCATCATTAGCAAATGGAAACTTAATATCACCTATCCAATTAACATATGATGGATAACCATATATATCATAAAATAAAATACCAAATCTATATACTTCACCTCTAGCATATCCTGTAAACAATGTTTCAAATACAGGACTTTTGTGAGATTGGAAATAATTATTATTACCACCCATGTAAGTATATCCATCAGATAACTCTGATATATAGTTACCATTGCTATCAATTCTTGGATTAATACTTATATTACCTCTTAAATATGTATTACCTGTATGAGCAATATTAGTTTCATAAACAAACTCATATGATATATTAGGTCCTGATCCACCTATTGTTGTACCATCACTCTGATATTTAAACTGTGAATTAGCAATCCAGTTACCATTAGAGAATGGATTTACTGATGCATCTGGGTTTTCATCATTAAATGGATTAATTAAATCAAATGTATCAGGTATATCTTGAGTTAATATTTCATATGCTTCTTGCTGAGTAGTAGGAGTAAATGTAGTTCCTTCAATAGTTATTGTAGGAATTGGATTAGTATAATCTATTTGTACAGATGGTGTACCAAAAGTATCATCATTATTATATAAATCAGCTACTTGAGAAGAATTATATCTATAAACTCTAGAATCAAATTCTCCATCTAAATCAAAGTATTTAGTTTTAGCATTAGCAGCAAACAATCTATTTCTTACAACATCAATAGTTTTAAATACTTCTGGTGGTCTATTAAGATTATTTATTTCTGTAGCTGATCCTAATGGTATATCATTTTCATTACCATTATGAACTAAAACTAATACTCCATCATCAGGTACAGGCTTTTCATCAAAAAAGAAAGCTTCTGGAAAATCAGGAGTTTGATAAATAACATATCCTACTCTAATAATATCATAACTTGTATCTATTCCAGAATAAGTTATTTGTACAGATTTACCAATTGCTGTACTTCCTGATGGAGGATTACCAGGTCCAGCAAAGTTAGTACCTGCTGCACCTGTAAGTATTAATAAATTACTTAATGGTGAATAACTACTTTCAGCACCTTGATTAGTAAATAGTTTATAGAAGTATTGTATTTTACCTGATGGTATACCACCACCATTTATAATATTAGTTACAATAGGTTTCTGTGGTAAGTGTGCTGGTAAATAAGATAATAACTCTTCTACTGTAGCCCAAACTTGAGGGTCAGCAATATTCATATTTCTTAAATTATTATACCAATCAGTCCAAACTATTCTTACAGTATTTGTACTTTCATATCTACATTTTAAATGTTTATTGATAGCATACTGTCTAGATAGATTTAGTTTACCTGCATACTTTAAATGAAAAGCTGGATTTAAATAATTACCATCAATATTTTCAATACTGTTTGTAGTATCATTTAAATAAATATATTTTGCATCCCATACAAACCCTTCTTCACCAGAAGGATCTTCAGAGTTACTTGTTTCATTACAACTAATTAGAACAAGATTATCATTATAATATCCCCAACCAAGAATAGTATGATTATCAACAGCATTAGTTCTTAATGCTGAACAATCAGGAACAGTTGTTATAGTTATTTCTTGCGTTAATGATTGTAAAGATTGTGGTAGAAAATCATATACTACTAAATATCTTGAATTAAAGTAAGCAATAATATATTGTTTATATGGTAGAGTTGATGCTTGGATTAAAGCATTAAGTTCATTTGCTATAAACTCATTATCCTTTTGTTCAACATTAGGTATAGTAAATGTTTCTGAATTTAAACCTCTTGAAATTGTAATGTCAACACTACCAGTTAAATTAATAAAGTTAATTTTATAAGTATTATTGACTTTAGGTAATTTAAAACTAAATACATTACCTCTAATGTTTTCTATAGCAAGTGTAGATGAACCTTCATCAGTAATTACCCTGATGTTTTTAGCATCAAGGTAACTATCCTGTTGAGGTTTAAGTTTTGATAAATCTGAATTTAATCCTTTGTTCCAAGTATTCTTGCTTACTGACATATATGTTTTAAATTAAAAATATCTATATGGATGGTTAAACATTTTTTCAGGTAACTGCATGTTTCTAAACATGTTGTTATGATTGTTGTATTGAGGAATAAGTTTAAGCCACTGATTCTTGAATGATTCCATTTCATCAATAGAAGGAATCTTAGTCTTGTTAACTGCTTGAGCAACTTTCCAATCTCTTTCTTTTTCAATCATTTGGAATGCTTTATCAGTAATATTACCTTGAATAAACATTTTAAAAGCAATCTTATAAGCAATCTCATATTGTACAGCTTGTCTCCACCATTCATCAGCTGGTATTAAAGGAAACCCTTCTTCATCAGTAGGAATAGCTAAGTAAGACATCATTACTTTACCATGTTCAAAGTTTGCAAATATATGATTACCACTTACTGTATAAGTACTTGCAGATTTACAATAGAAGTCATAATCTGAACAATGTTGTTTAGTATGGAAAGTATCAGTAGCCCATCTCATAGGTTCTAACCTGTAACGAGGTTTAGCTAAAGAACCACCTGCTGATCTAATGATAGGTTTTCTAGGTTCACAACCTTCTGGTGTACACTCATCACATGAAGTAAATGAATTACATCCACATAGTTTAAACTTTCTGTTAACTATATCAATAGCAGAAATTTCTACAAATGATGTACCTCTATCTAATGTAGAGATTACCATTGATGTACAACCATCATTACCTTGTTCTACCATTCTAGCAGTTTGTACAATAGATTCTAAATCACAAGGTAGTTCACCTCTGGATTCATCAATAGTAATTTCTTCAACCTTATTCTGAAGGCTAAGAGGAACTTTTAATAAAGCTAAAATACTACCTGCCCATTCAGCTGCTTCAGTAAATGATAGGCTGTAATTAAAGCCAAAGTCCATGTAGACTCTTTCTACAATGGTTTTAAGACTAACGTGTTTTCCAGAGATTGCCATAGTTTATATTAAAATGAAAGATTTTCTAGACCATCAAGAATCTTATCTTCATAAGACTCATCTTCTGTTTTAGGATTTTGACCTTCTAATGGATTTTTTTTAGAGATGTATTTCTTACATTCACTAGTATATTTTTCATCTTCACCAGATGAACCATATTTCTCCATAGTAATTACAAAACCATTCTCAACTTGTTCTACACAAACTCTCTTTGTGATACCGTCAGCAGTTTCAGATTTTTCCCAACGGTTATGTTTTTTATCCATAGTTTTTTCTATTAAGTGCATAATTATTGTTCTTTATAATCTGTAGCATAAGGATTAGTTTTTAAATGATTAGCTAGTTCTCTACACCACTTTCTAGTAGGTATAAACATCACTAATGATTTACCTTTATAACAAGCATCATTCTTGATATATTTAAACTTCATCCTGTATTTATTTTTACAATATATTTTAGGTTTGTTAGTTATATTCTTTAATTCTTCTGTAGATAGGTTACCATATATTTTATTCCAGTACTCCTTAGTACCCTTCCAATCTACTTTATAACAAATTTTGTTTACAGTACCATCTGTATTGTAAACTATTTTTTGTTTCTTCTTTTGTATTTCAAGACTTCCAAACTTATGTGGAAACTTAAGATTATAACCTTTCTTAATTACCATATCCATTAGTTCATTAAAAACATCATTGAATACAGCATTATACTTTTCTTTACTAATAGAAGATGATGATGTTTTCTTATAGTGGTTATAGATATTATCATAACCAATATTTATATCAAACTTATTTTTAGAATCTTTTCTTGTCATTCTTGTTGTTTGTTTTGACCAGGATCAGTACCAGCTTGTGTAAAGTTAGCTGCTACTGATGGTATAGCATCATCCTTAGCATTGTTATTCTCATCTCTATAAAGAGTTCTCTTAGTTCTCAATTCATTAAGAACAGCAGGTTTAACAAGTGTTTGCCACATCCAAGCATTAATAGGATATCTGCTATCCCAACTAAAACATGGAGCACCATCACAAGTTGTATATGTTGCAGCTTCTGTAGGATCTTCAAATACTCCTTGAATATTTAACTTTTCAATGAGTTTGTTGTAACTCCCTTTAGCATAAACTATATATAGATAATTATTTTTAATAAAAGCACCTAAGGCTTTTTTATTATATCTACCATTACCATAGTAAACAGCATGATCATAATCCATAAAATAAATGGGAATTGACATAAAATCCACAGATGCAATTCTTGTAATAGTTTTTTCATGGTTTAATTCAATAGCATTAGGAATCTTATTAGTAGATCTAAGTATTTTACAATCAATAAATACATCACAACAATTATCAGATTGTCTATTAACTAAAGACATAGGTACACAACCTAAGTCTTGAATAATATTATCATCAATACTTCTATTCTTGTTATGTTCCTTCCTAATCCAATTAGCTCTTTCTTGATTAATTAAATCTTTAATTAGACGTTTATCTAGTGAAGTATCATCAGATGAAATCTGAAGAGCTTCATATATCTGATAAATCATTTCATTTAATGTTATCATGTCTATCTATTTAATTGGTAAGAAAAACCTACAACAACTGTCTTTGACAGTGGTAGATAGTTCAGCTGGTAAAGATAACCTTTTTTGTGATAAAAAGTTATACCCATACCAGCATCAAAGTTGTTGTTAAATTGACTACCTGCTAAAATAAATCCCATAGCTAATACATTCTTTTGTTGTTTAACAGTTTGAGTTATAGTATCTTTTTGAACAATGGTAGTAAGTATTTCTTTAGGTACTTTTAACTTGTATTTAAAATCAGAGTTTACTAATATACCATCGACTTTAGTAATAAAAGTAGCATCTAAAGAACTATCAGAATGTTCTTGAGTATACACATTAATAGTAGTATCTTCAGGTGCAGGTACAGGTATAGGTACTTTAAGTGTAACACGTTTAATAACAGTGTCAACTTTTACAACAGTAACAGTATCTCTGTAAGTTTTAACTGTTGTTTTAATAACTTCCCAAGGTTCTTTTTGACAAGACTTGTGGCATTGTTGTAGTAGTAGCAAGAGAAGTAGTAATACTAATATTACTATTCTCTCTAAAGTAAACCAAGATTTATTTTTGCTCATAGTTTGTGTGTTTTATATAAAGTTTTTTTACCAGATTTATATGCTCTTAATACTTGCATTCTGTTATTTCCTTCTGTATAAGAAATGTGAATCCAAGCAGGATTGTCATCTGTACCAAACTCTAATATACACTGATCAAATTTAAAACTAGGATCTGCACACAAGTCTTTAATAATCATAACTAAAGAGCCATTAAACTCTTTACCATCTTTAATAAAGTTAATATCTGCAGCCTGACCATAACAGTGTTGTGAAGTCTGTACAGGTTTACCATTGATAATACTATAAGCACCGCCTATCTTTGCATTTAATCTAGGACATCTATAACCAGAAGTTATTGTAATAGATGATTTAAGACTATCTCTAATAGGTTGTAATACTTTAGTACACAACAGAGTTAAATTGTTTATTACTTCATCAGGAGGATTAAATTGCTCATCAAATCCCCACCTAACAGCTGAAGGAGATTTTGTCATTTCCTCCAGACTAAAGTTTTTACTAAGTTTCATTATCTACTTGTTTAGTTGTTGTTTTTATTTTAGTTAATCCCATCCCTCCTAATATAACAGAAGTCATAGTAATTAGTATTGTTTCTACAAGAGCTGCATTAGCTATAGTATTCTTTTTATACAACACAATAGTTGTTGTTACAAAGAACATTATTACAAATGCAAATACAGTTAACCTTTTATGGTCAACCTTACCATTACTTCCATTAAAGGAATCAGTAAACATTTTCTCAATTATTTTTGACATATTTATTAAGTTCTGTTTTTAATCTATCTATTTCTATTGCTTGAAATACATTTTGCTGTTCTAACTCTGCAATTCTACTAATAAGTTTTGTTTCTAGTTGAGCAGATTCAGCTTCACGTTTTTCAAGTACTGTTATTTTTTTCTCAAGTCTTTCTATTTCTGCATACAATCTTTCTTGTAATTCAGCAAACATATCTACTGTATCTTTTTTTCTAGTAAATAATCTTGGTATCAGAACTGTTACCAGAGCTGATCCAAGAGCTATAAGTGCTAAAAGAATAGGTTGTTCCATGTTAGGTTAGGTTAGGTTAATTTATTAATGCCACTCTACCAATTTTAGTAAATTGTTTACCCTTGGTATTCTTGTAAGTTACCTTGTAAACATATACATCATTCTGGCAAAGCCTGCCTTTATAAAATCCATTCCACCTGTCATTAATATCTTCTGCACGGAAAATAATTTCTCCCCACCTATTAAATACAAGCATTGTAAAGTCTAGTACGTTTACACCATAAGCTCCAAAGTTATCATTGTTTCTATCATTATCAGGAGTAAATACATTAGGAAAGTAGATAAATGTTTCAGTGCACTCTATTATTCTAATAATTAGTTTATCCTCTGCATAGCAAAGACCATTATTAAATTCAGCAGTTATCACATAAGTACCTATATTGTTAAAAGTAATATACATAATATCACTATTAACCTGATATGGTATCTCAGGATTAACATCCCAAATAATAGAGTTGCTATTAGTAACAGCTCTAATCTCTTTATTTAAATACTCATCACATATCTCATATTCTTTTATTGTTGTTTGTGAATTTATATTTAAACTAGATAAATAAATAAATACAAACAGTATATATTTCATCAATCAGTGTATATAATTCCAGTTGGTAAAGGGTTTATAGTAGCTGTTCCTGATCCAATAATTAAACAGCCATTTGTTGTTTGAGAACTAACATTTATATTATAGATTCCAGGAGCTAATCCTGTAGGATCAAAAACATTTCCAAATACTCCAACTCCATTGAATATAGGATTAACACCAAGATTCTGTCCTGTAATAACTACATCAGCACCATCTTGACATACTACTATTGGATCTATTGTAGCAATGACAGTAGGTTGTACAGTAATTTGAGCAATAGTTACAAATTGACAACCTGCAGAGTTAGTTTCTGTCATAGTCATAGTATATACTCCAGGTGTAGTCCAAGTAACTTGTATTTGTTGTCCAACAGTAGTAAAGGTTTGTGCAGGTACAATACTAAAGGTGTATGTTGAAGTAGGATTAACTACTTGGTCTCCATAGTAATGCATCTCATTAGGACACACTACTTGTCCATCAGCAACATTAGGTGTTGGTACTTGAGCAAATAGTGTAACATTTACCAATATAAAAATTAATGACAATAGCAAATTTTTCATAACAAATCTTTTAACAAATATACTTAATATACAAATTACCAATTCTACCTAATAGTTTACATTATATTTAGTGAATAAGTTCTTAAAATAAGATACATCATCTATGTTTACATAATACTTATTTTCAGTAATTATGTTGTGAATCTTAAGCCTATATACTAAATAAGATTTTAACCATTCAGAATCTCTTTCTGAAAGATTATATATTGCTAATATTTCACAAGATAGTTGTCTATAACTTTTAATAGTTAAAGAGTCTGAGTTAGAATAGAAAGTTAAATCAGTCTCATCAGAACAATAGGAGTCTATAGGAGGACCTTTCCTAAGTTCTATGCTACGAGGCATCTTATCTTTATAATATAGTTTGATAGTCCTTATGTACCAATACTTAGGACCCAAATCTTCATTCTCTATAATAGGTACAATTCTAGTTTCACCATTAACCAATGGTTCAGGTGGTCTATTAATAGACAAAAAACTTATAAATAAGAATGAAAATACAAATTTATATTTCATAAGGTTAAGATTTAAAATCCTTTGTCCTTATAAAACATCTTATTTCAATGCAAATATAATCAAAAATTGTGCTACTTAATCTACCTAGTTTGTGTATATAACTGCTGTAGGGTCTGGTACAACTACAATAGGTAATTGTACTGTTCTTACACATCCATTAAATGAAACTAAATTTAATTGATATGTAGTACTAGTTGATGGTGTAACATTAATACTTTGTGTAGTTTGATTAGTTGGTAACCAACTATAAGATTGATAACCATTAGGTGCAGTTAATGTAACACTTTCTCCAACACATATAGTATCAGGATATGAATTTAAGAATGACTGAGAACATTGAGCATCTATATAAGCATAACCATAATGAGCTCCTTGTGAACAATCACCAGTGGTAAATTCAGCAGTAACTGCTTGTCCTATATAGTTATCTAAATCAACATTAACAGTGCTCCAAGGTTTATATCTAACTCCAGTACATGTTGGAGAATTAAAGAAACCAGGTAAGTTTCCTGCTGCAGATACCACAAATTCAGAACATGGAATAATGTTGCCATTTTGATCTCTTAATAAAGCTCTAAAGAATGGTTGCTCATTAGAATTATGTCCTGGATCTTCAAATACAACAGCATATCTATATGTAAAACTATTGTTACTAGCAGATACCATAAAGGTTTGTGTTAGTTGTTCTGCTTCTGAACTAACATTATTATTACCTAATCTAACTGAAATAGGTGCTCCTAATGGATCTACTCTAGGAAAACCACCACATGGATCAGTACCACCTGCCATTATAGTATGTCTTCCTCCAACTATACCTAATGCAGTTGAGTTATAATTAGGTGTTTGTGAACCAAGATTTGACATTATAGATAATCCTGTTGTACCAACCCAACCTGTAAAATTATTACTATTAAAGCTTATGTTAGTACAAGAAGATTGTGGAATTACAGGTGTAAATTGAACATTCAAATCAAATTGTCCACAGTTAGAAAAGAAACTTGTCCAAGTAAATGCATCAATTAAAATATAATAGGTTACACCTGCTTGTACATATCTAACTATTGATCCACCAACAGTAGAAGGGTTACATTGTACAAATCCTATACAAGCATTTGGAGTACCTGGACAAGCATTAAATAAAGTAACTGTTAGATATGCACTTATAGGAATTATATCATTAACTACAATATTAACATAGCCTGATTGTGTTGGAGTAAAACTATATATCCAATCTTGACCTCCATAATAAGTTCCATTGGGAGTAGTTATGCATGGATTAGTTCCTGTATAATCATTTCCATCTCCACAAGTAGATTGATTGTTACCAAAGAATGGTAAAGTTATAGGATTAGCAGCTGCTCCTGCACATGTATTAGAACCTTGTGAATATACTTTAGAGCATATAAATAATATGATTAATATACACCTAAACATATTTACTTTATTCTACATATGCTATTGTAATTAATGGTGTTAATGGATTTAATGAATCCCAATTAACAGTTCTCCATAAATTAGGATTAGGGATTCCTATTCTATTTTGATAAGAGTTATCAGCTTTAATAGGTGATTGAGTACTTCCTACACTATCTATATCAAAAGTATTAACAAAATTAATATTTCTAGCAGCATCTCCTCCAGCAGCAGTATGAATAAATTTTGCAGTTAATCCAATTTTTATTCCTCTTGAGGGTATACCCATTGTAAATGATTTAGATAAAGTTAATGATGTTGTACCACTACCTGCTGTTACACTAGGAAAACTTGATACAGCAGTAACTGGTGCTACATTCATTCCAGCAACTGGTCTTTTTAATACACCTACATTAGCTTCATTTTGACTCATTAAATAATTGTATGTAGCAGGAGCAGTTGGAGGAACTAATGTAACTATAGCAGATGTACTTAATGTATTTCCAGAAACAGTTCCTGTTCCTGTATAAGTATCACTACCTTTTAAAGTACATCTTTGAGTTGCTGTTCCTGTAATAGTTAATTGTCCTGTTACAGTATATGTTGCTCCTGATTTTAGTGTAACTGTAGAACCTGCAACTGTTTGTATATAATCTTTAGTTGTAAAGCCTCCACCAGTTCCACTAAAAGTAGTATTACCTCCTATTGTTAATATATTTGTTATAGTTATAGCCATTGTTAATTTATATTAATTGTTTGAGCTCCTGCTGCTGTTGTTAAATTATAAAATTGACTATTACTTGCATTTGTTATAGTTAATGGAGTTCCTGATAATGTTAATGTTACATTATTAGTTGTAAAATTTGCATTTGAATTTAAATTTAATGTTCTACTTGCTGCACCCCAAGTAATATTTCCTGAAACTGTAACAGATGCTCCTCCAGTTTTATTTATAGTTAAATTATTTTGTATAGGACTTGTTACAACATGAGTCCAATTTGAACTACTAGAACCTTGTAAAACTATAGTTGAAGTTCCTAAAAGTCCTCCAGTATGATTAATAATTAAATTACCATTTATTTGTAAATTACTACCATTTAATGTATGAGTATTAGCAGATACTATTGGTGCATTAGAAGTTACGTTTCCTGCAACAGTAAATGTATCATTAAATGTAATTATATCGTTGGTGATATTAACATCAGGCGTAATTTGCATTGAATAAGGCCATGTTATTCCATTTGATGTTACTGAATGAACAACACCTGGTACAGATCCTACAAAAATTAAATCTCCGCCTCCTGTAAATGTTATTCCACTAGTTATTGTTAAAAGTCCACCACTTTTTCTTAACGGATTTGTTACATTTAATGTTCCTGCTGTTAAGGTAAGATTTCCATTAAATCTAGCTGTTGAGGCAAGAGTAATTACTCCTGCTGTATTTATTATAAAATTGAGATTAGTAGGATTTGAAATAGTACTACTAGTTCCGTTCATTTCTATTATAGCAGAACCACTAGGTGATCCAAAAGGACTAGAAAAATCTCCTGCTACATATATCTTTCCTGGGCTATTGTATACATTAGCATTTCCAGTAGCAAAATTACCTAATATATATAAATCGGTTGCAAAAGTAGTGGTAGCAACTACATTAAAAAATGTAACATTATTTAATGGTTGTCCAATACCTCCCATGTTTATATTGGTCATACCATTAAATGTAAATGTAGAACCAGTTGTAACAGTAGTTCCAGCAATCCATAATAAAGTACTAGTAATGAATATATTTCCTGAAAAAATTCGAGTAAATCCTGGAGCATTAATAACAAGATTTTGTGCACCACTATTAGTATTCATAGTGCCATTTCCATTAAGAACTTTCAACGCAGTTCCAAGTGCAGTAGAAGACCAATTTCCAGATACTCTAAATTCTCCAGGTCCATTTATGCTAACATTAAAACCAGTAAAATTGCTTACTTGAAAATCTCCATTTAAAATTAAAGTTGAACCGCCTACTCCAAGCATTGAAAATGGAAGATTAAAGAAATATCCATTACTTGTTATTGTACGAGTTGTTGATGTTATACTTAGATTATAACTAATTCCATTAGGTCCAACCATTGAAAATCCAAGAGCAGCAGAAAAGGTAATATTTCCTCCTGTAGCTGTCATATTTACTGTTAGAGTATTTGTAAATTGAATTTGACCAGAATATCCTGTTAATATAAAATCACTACAAGTAGCATTTAATGTAATAATGCAATTTTTATTACCGCTAATTCCTACTCCATTAAATATAGCGGGTTGAGCTGCTGTTGGTGCAGAACCAGTATCCCAGTTTCCACCTGTACTCCAATCATTATTTGCTCCTAATCCTGTCCAAGTAGGCATTATTCAATAGTTTTAATTTCGTTAATAGATAGTGATGGAATAATAGTAGCAATTCTATCTTCAGCTTCTTTTTGAGCTAAAATAGATTGAGCATTATTTACAATAGTTTGTTCAACTTCCTCTTGTGATTGAGGCATAAAGTGAGCAACATCATTAGAAATAATTTCACCATCAAAGTTATATTCAACTGTAGTAAATAATATTTCTTTTGACTGTCTTGTAGAAATAATTTTGTATGTCATAGCTTATTACTTTTTTACAAATATACTTAAAATTAATTTACAAATGTATATGCAACTGTACCTGGTGCAACTAACAAACTCCAATTTAATGTTTCAGCACCAACTGGTGTAGTACTAATAGTACCACCAAAAGTATATACTCTTTGACCTAATGATGAATCTATTCTTGTACCATTAACATATGTAAGTGATTGAGAGGCTCCATTTTGTAATGTCCAAATTGCTCTAATAGTAGCACTACTTGATACCATTGTAATTCTTGAAGCATTAGTTCCACTTGTTAATTGAGCAGATGTTGTAGTAGTATATGTAACACTATTTTGTAAAGTTATAGTAATTGGTGGTGTTACAGTACAAATTAAATTATTACAAGTCCAACCATCTGTACCTGCAAATGTTGTATTACCTGAAATAGTTAAATTATTTAATACAATTAATGCCATTATGTTTTAGTAATTGATAATGTTAAATTTACCCAACTAAGTGTAGTAACACCAGATATAGTAAATCCTATGTAATCTCCTGCTGTAACAGTTGCTTGAGAGCCTATATATGTTGGAGTTAAATTTTGATTTTTTTGTTGAGATGTTAATGCAGGTTGTACAGTATATATATTATCAGAAGGTGTTAATGGAGGAAAATTAGCAAATGTATCTTTAAACACAGTTATAGTACAACTACCTGATGTATTAGCAACCAATGTCCAACTAGTTAGTGTTCCATTATATGGTACTTGCACATAAGCAGTTTTACCATTACCTATTGTTCCTCCTTGACCATCAAATGTAACACCGCATGAGCCTGTTTTTAGATTTGAATACTGAGTATTACTTATTAACCCTGCTGTAACGCCTGCTGTACTTGCTAATGGAATATTTAACGTGTGAGCATCTAAAGCAGAACTCCAATTAGGTGCTGTTCCTGTTGTACCTGGAGTTGCAAAGTTTTGTACAAATGCTGTTAACCCATTAAGAGAAGTAATACCTGATGGAAAGTCTGTGATTATTTGACTAAGGTGAGGGCCTTGGGTATGAAGTGTAACTACTCTACCTCCTCCTCCGTGGTTTACAAAGACTCTTACAGCAAGTCTATCTGTTAGTAAAAGTGGAGTTTGTGGAACTCCAAGTGCTGTAATGTAAAGCGTTGTTGCTGTCGTAGTAATGTTTGTTGGATTCGCACTACCTGTTGCAATAAGAGTAAATGCAGCACCATCATATTTAGAAAGTTCTACATAAAAGCTTGGGCTTCCCCCAGTATTATTTACACTAAACCATAACTCAAAGTTCCAGTTACCAGCAGGTATTACAGCCTTGTTAGGGTCTCCAGCATCTGTTATAAAACTCTTAATGTATCCATTTGTGTTTATAGTAAAGTCAGTACCTGTTCCAATTACAGGAACTGGACTCATCTGCCTCATGTCAAGTATTCCTGCAAAGTTTCCTTGAATAACGCTTCCATTTAAATAGTAACTTCTACCTCCTCCACCACCCCCAGCAGTTGAAGTTTGAAACTCTACCTGTCCTGTTGTAGCATTTTGTAATGTAAGTACCTGACCAACACTAGCTGTTGAAGCCTGAACATTTGGTGTAACTATGTGTATTCCAACAGAATTAATTTCTACTTGGTATTGAACTTGGGTTAATACTGGAGTATGGTAATATCCAAATAAGCCAAATGCTGAAGTAAATTGAATAGATCCACCACTTGCAGCAGAAATTTGCTGTAATGCTGCTGTACTTGACTGAAGTAATACAGCAGATTGAGATCCTGCAACAGTATTAGTATGAATAATTTGACCACCTCCACCAGATATGTCTAGCTGTGTATTATCTATACCATTATCAGCTACCACATTTAATTGGTCAGTAGTTCCAGTAATATAACTAAGCTCACTAAAATCAATTCCATATGCTCTGGTAGCACCACTTATAACAGTATTAAGAACAAGTGGTCCACCTAATTGAAAGTTATTTGTAGTTTCAGTAATACCATTATCTGCTGTATAAGTTCCACCACTTCCTCCTGTAGAATCAAATGTAATATTACCAAAACCATCATCAGTGATAGTCATGTTAGTACCTGCTACAAGATTTAATAAAGTTTGGTCTCCATTTGGAGTACCATTAGTTTCCAATGTTATTCCTGTTACTGAAAATGGTACTAATGTTACACCAGTTACTCTTCCCCATTGATCAATAGTAAGTCTTGGTATATTAGTTATATTACCATAAGTACCAGGTATTACTGATGTAATTGTAAGATCTGCAGTTAAATTACCATTAAAATAAGTAAAATCAATATTAGAACTATCAGTAACAGTAAAACCTCCTGCAGGTACTAGCTGCTTAGGAGGTTGTATACTGTAATCTTTTCTTTTGTTATTAAATAATGGCATTAATTAATTACTTAATGTAAAGAATAACTCTAGATGAATCAACAAATAATGAATTAAAATTACTATTTCCATAAAAAGTTAAACCAACAGCGGGAACATTAATTGGTGTACTAGATACATTAGGAAATTGAACAAACCCTGTTAAAACTTGAACCATATTAACTTTATTTAAAGTAGCTAATAATGATTTAAAACTTTCATATGCAGGATAATTATTTGGATTAGAATCATAGTCTGAAAGAATATACTCTTTAAGATTAGTTGATGGTGCTGAAGTATTTATTAAACATACTACAATAGGATCATCATTTACTGCTCTTAATGTTGTTGTTATATTTTCATTAGGTCTAGCATTAGGAAAATAATTACTCATTTTATATTTTATTTATGTTGTTTATTATATTGATTACTTGTTCATTAGTTAAACAAGTTTGTTCTACTAATGGTTTTTGATTTTCAAATTGTCCAATGTAAGATATTAATGTTGGATTAACACCATTTTTAAATTCAGAATTATATTCTTGAATAGGAAATTCAGAAAAATAAGCATATTGTAAATTAACTTCACTACCATTGTAAAATTCAAAAGTATTAGGTGGACTAGCAATGTAAATATTATTTCCTTGTAATGTAGCAGTAAAATCAAAATTATTTGGAGAATCATTAAATGCATCAACAATTTCTTGAAGTGATGCATAGTTAACAGGAGTAGTAGCATCTTGATATACTACAGTACTTCCTGATGGTAAAATTAGTTCCCAATATAAAAAACCCATTGTTGAACTACTACCACCACTAAATGATCCAAAATCTATTGTAGGACTTGATGAATATGTTATTGAAAATATATCTCCATTATATGCAAATCCATCTAAATCTGGTGAACTAACTGTGTAAAAATAATTACCATTTGGACTTGGGTTTTGACCACCTGCAAAAGTTGTATATACTTCATTACCAGTTGTTGAAAAAATTGCTAATCCAACATTAGGATTATTCCAATTAGTTCCTGAACCTACAAAAGCAGTTAATGTTATTTGATATGGATTTAATGGATCAAATGGTGCAATACCACCACCTTCTGTAATATAGTTCCTCATTAATCTTCTAATAGGATCTACAAAAGACCATGATGGTCCTAAACTGTTATTTACTACTAAATTTGTATTAGTGTAGTTTGCATAACTAGGTGTTGATGGATTTAATGTAATTATTAAATCTCCAGATACATTTATATTTGATTGAGCTGACCATATATTACCAGGAACTAAATTTATAACATCTCTTAAGGCTTGTGCTGTTGTAACAACATCTAAATATGATCCAGCAGTAAAAGCACCTCCTAGAATAGAAGTACCTGTTGCTGAATGAACAATATTTAAAATATCTCCTGGAGTAGGTACTGCATTTACAATAAAAGTTGTAGTAATTCCATTAGGTCTATTTGTAATATTATTTGTTAAACCAGACCATATATCTATTTGAGCATCTCCTGGTTGAATAACATATTCTCCAATATAATTAGCATTTGATCTCCATCCTGGAGCAGTATAATTAGCAAAATCAATATATATTTCTACTGTTTCACCAGGATTAGTAAATGCAGTTCCTATAAAATTATTAGAAGCTGTAGCTAATACTTCAGGTCCAAGTTGAGGACCATCATATTGTATAGAGTAATCAATAGTATTTGTATTAAAAAAAGTTTCTACAGATTCAGGAGTAGTAAACTGTCCACTATGTGCAAACAATAAATTACTATTAAGATTAAAGTTTTGAGTAGTACTATTGTTTAACATATCACTTCCTGTAACAAGAATAGTTGTTGTTGCAGGAATACCACTTGTAATAAAAGGTTGTGGTATAGGATCTACAAGTAATGTATTTGAACTTTGACCACCTTCATATTGTTTAAATTGTGCTGTCCAACTTACATAATTATTATCTACAGGTGAAGTAAATATGTATTCTCCATTTTCATAGGCAAGTGTAAATCCTGTATATGTCATTGTAGAATTCCAAAGATCTACAATTGCTGATGGATTAGTTATAATATTTGATGGTATAGTTAAAGAATATACTGGATCATTATTATAATTATTAATTGTTATAAATCCATTGTAACCTGATAATACTGGATTACCTGTAACTAGTATTCTAGCAATTTCAGTTAATTCTTCAAAACAAGGATTTAAATTTTCATAAGTTAATTCATCATCAACAATAATATTAAATTCTGATGTATATGTTACTGGTTCAATTTCTGGAGTTGTAGTAGGATTAGTACCTCCTGTAAAAGTATCATTATCTATATCATCTATTACTTCATTAGAACCATCACCACTAAAAAAAATTGAACGTGTGCCTGTTACAACAGAAGATACATAATTTGTTTGTATAGTAGAACCTGGATCAGGATTACATTGTAAAACTACTTCATCATTGTTGTATGTAGATCCACTTCCAGTAGGAGCAACTAAAGTAAAATTAGTACTTCCTGTATAAACTGATGAAAAACCATGAGTTCCAGTTCCTGAATTTATACTTGCAGATATTGCTGATGCTAATTGAGTAGGTGTTAATAATCCTGTATTGTTTACTTGACCTAAAATTTGTGATGTTAATTGTAAAACTACTTGAAAAGTATTAGTATTTCCTCCAGTATTTACAATACCTATAGGTTGTAAAATTGGTAAAGTTTCAGGTGTAATTAACTTTAATTCATAGGTTGTTCCATTATAAGCTGTTCCATCAGTAGGTGCAGTTAAATTTATAGTAGCTCCTATTACAGAACTTGTTCCTGCGTAAGTAAAAGTGTTTTCTAATTTAACAGCTAATTGTGCTGCAGTATCTGCACTATCTCCACTAAGAATAGTATAACTTCCTATTTCAGAACTATTAACATATGCTTTTAAAATTTTACCTTCATTTTTATCACCTATTTCTGTATTAGTACAACTAGCTGTTGCTTTATTTCCAGGAACAGGTACATTAACTACTTCTGTTTGAGTAAAATTAAATGTATGACTATAATAGTTTACAAAGTCTGCAGGAGATTCCATTACATACTCTGTACCATTATAACTTAATGTAAAGTTAGTAGATGCTCTATTATCATTCCAATAATCAACTATATCTTCTGGGTCTGTTAGTAATGCTGCTGGAATAACTAATGGTGTTACAATATCATTACCTAATGGATCTTCTATAGTAATTAAACCATCATCAGTTAAAATAGGTGTTCCTGTAACTTCTAATTCTGAATTATAATACCAAGGAAATACTCCTGAGTAACTAAAGTTACATTCTTCTGTAAAATCTACATCTTCAAATTTAATTACTAATGGACCTTCATCTACCATTCCTAATATTAAATTAAAAACAGAATCTCCATCTAAAACTTGAATATTATCATTTGTATAAAATCCATTCTTTCTTATAATAGTTCTACTACCCCCATTATTTATTAATGAATATCCTAAAATATTACTACTATTAAATGCATCTAAAAAATCATTATAAGAAATAGGATTAGCACCATAAATAATAGTTGAATTAACATATACAGCAAAAGCTGTAGAACTTGTTAAATTTCCAAACTCAACATAACTTTGATAGCTGTAATCTACATCATAAGACATTACTAATTGATTATTAGTCTCATCATAACAGTAAGTAAAATCATAACCACCATTATCTTCAGTTAATAGATAACCATTGCCATCACAACCAAATTGAAAATAATATATCTTATCATTAGGTAATATAACCTTATAATCTCCTTCTATACAACAATCACATTGTTCAGTAGAACCTATTATTTTAAAACATTTTATATTGTCTACATATTGATTTAACAAAACTGCCTCTTTTAGAAGGCAGTCATTGTTAACACCAACACTTAATCCTTTGTAATACTTGACAGATTTATCTGCCATTTTACAAAAAGCTTTTATTACAGCATTATTTATTTTATCTTGAGTTAAGATCATATGCTACCTGATTTTCTAATACACATTTTAACAGTATCTCCTGCATCACTTATGTAATTTTCAGCAGTACAGTTTATAACTTTTAAACATAATTGATCACCTTGAGTTATTGGGAAACTATCAAGTGCTCCTGATATTTCAATAAACAAATTATTTTCTCCTACTGTATGATTTGATACTACATAAACATTATTTGCAGTTGCACCAAATCCACAAATTCCAGCTAAAAAATATCCTCCTTCAGTCCATCCTGCAGTTGTTGGTGATTCATAATGTGCAAAAAAACTTAAATCATATCTTCCAGTTTCAGGACAAGTCCACACTCCTGTTGTAGGATTATAACCAGTTAATCCATTAAATGTTGGAAAAGAATCTGCTGTATCAAATATTATAATATCACCATCAATTACTCTTCTAATAGTTGCAGGACTTGCAGGTGCAGCATCTAAATTATCAGGTGGAGAAGTAATAAAAAATATACCTTTATTATAAAAATTACATACATAAGTAGTATTAATTAGTGTATCATCTACACCATCAAATACCTCAATTTTAACACCACCTGCAGGACAATTTAATCCTTCAGGTTCTACTGTTTGAACTACATAGTTACCATTGTCTCCAGGTAATCCTTGAACACCTTGTGATCCTGGTGCTCCAGTAGCTCCTTGAGGTCCTTTAGGTATTGTTGTTGAATTGCAGTTACAACTGCTTGAACATGTACACATAGTTTATATTATTAAGATCTTGTTCCTGTTAATGATAAAGATAGTTTTGTTGAATTAGTATTATTAACAACTGTTATAGTAACTTGTGCTGGTGAAGTTGGTGTTCCTGTTACTGAAGTAGAACCAGTAAGAGTAATAAGAGGTGAAGAAACAGCAGCTGTTATAGGAATACTAAGATTTAATCCACCACCTACTACTGTAATAACAGATGTTGTACTTACATCAGAAAATATTTGAGCACGAACAAAAGTTCCTGTATATGGAATTAAAAGTGTATATGTAACAGGAACTCCAATAGGTGCACCATAACCATCAAAACTTAAAGATAATACAGTATTAGCAGTACCAGCAGCTCCCGCAGGACCTGCAGGACCTTGAGGTCCTAATATATCTGCAGTAGCTATCCAAGTACTAGGGTTAGCAGTTTTTGTCCAAGTTTGTCCATCAGATTGTAATGCAAAATCTCCAATTACTGAACCTACTATTGGTGTTGAATTAGGATTTGCACTAGCTGCCCACCATTTAGCTCCATTAGTACCATTAATACCTTGAGTACCTTGAGGTCCTTGTGGGCCTGCAGGACCCGTAGCTCCAGTAGCTCCAGTTGAACCAGTTGCTCCTGTTGGACCAGCAGGCCCAGTAGCACCTGTGGCACCAGCAGGGCCCTGAGGACCAGTTAATCCTTGAGGTCCAGTAGGACCTTGAATACCTTGAAGATTTATTTGCCAACTAGATGATGTATTTGTACCTGTAGATGCAGTTACATCTACTTGTAAAATATTAGGACTTGTAGTATAGCTTTGAACAGTACCTACCATTTGTCTACCTGTACCATCTGCAATAACTACAAATTGTCCTGCAGTATAAGCTAAATCTGCATCAGATACAGTAAAATTTCTTAAACCTATAAAAGGTAATGTAGTTGATGTAGTAGAACTAGTTTTATATTTATTACCATTTACACCTGCAGGACCAGCTGGACCAATTGGACCTGAAGGTCCTGTTAAACCTTGTGGACCTGTAGCACCTGTTGGTCCTTGAGAACCTGTTGCTCCATTTTGTCCTGAAGGTCCTTGAGCACCTGCTGGGCCTTGTAATCCTTGTGGACCTTGAGGACCCACTGGACCTTGTGGACCAGAAACAAATGGTACAAAAATAGTTGCTGTATTACCACTACCAATTACTTGAGCATTAGATGCAAAAACTAATTTAGTTGCATTATATATTGTAGGGTCACCTGATTTCTGTACTTCAATACTACTTAGTCCTCCATCTCCTCCACCACTACTTGAATTAATAGCATCTACAAGAGCATTTAAATGACCAAACATTGCTATTGCTGAGTCACTTTCAAATTTTATAAAAGGATCTCTTCCTTCAGTTTTTATAAATTTTTCCATAGTTATTAAGAGCAACCACAACCACACCCACCACTTGTAGATGATGATGAATTGCAAAGTTTTTGAAGTTTTGTTAATAGTTTATAAAATTCTTGAGTACCTTGACATTCAGCAGTAGCTTTTAATGCTTGATAAATACCATAAGCAGTCATAAAATCATCAAATTGAGTTGAATCACATTTTTCACATGAATCAGCAGGTAAGTTAGCAGCCATTTTAGATATACAACAAGCTACATTGCAATATACTACAAAGTCTACATCTGTAACATAGGTATTATCTTCATCATCTACAATAGTTAATGTAGCATTATAATAGCCATCTTGAAGAGCAGGGTTACCATAAGTATCTACTGGTATATACTCATACAATGTATAGGTTGGAAATATAGAACCTTGGATAGCAGTTAAAACATTAAATGTTGTAGGAAGTCCTCCATTAAGTGTTAATGATAGTGTTGCTGTTACAACATGTGGTGAACCATCTGCTTGTAATTTCCAAAGAGTTAAATTGTTATTCCAACCTCCTTCATTAGTAGTAGCATTGTAAAAACCAGTAGTATCTTTAAAAGTTATACCTGTGCATCCATTGAGACAGGCAGATATTGTTGGTGAAAATGCCATTTTATATAGGTTTAATTTTAAACAAAAATAGTGAAAAACCAAGTTGTAAAACTAGGTCCTTCACTATCTCTGCTTAAAGGATTATGTTATTATAAAAATGGTTCTTGATTAGCAAAGCTTTTAAGAGCAGCCCAATCATCAAGAAGATTTGCAATTTCAGTTGCTTGAAGATTACTTCCAGCATATGCAGCCATATAAAGAATAGCTTGACCTTTATTTTCACCAGCACCAATGAGTGAAGGAAGATGATTTACCCATCCTACAATAAGAGGAGAATATTCACCACCAATTTGAGCATCTTGTTCACGGAACTGAGGAGGAACTTGATCTACAAAGATTTGTCCTTCATCACCCCAAGAGATGTATTCGTCATTAGCAACTTGTTCATAAACACCAAGACCATCAGTAGCAGCAGTAGTAGTTACAGGAGTATCTGAACTAAAGTTTTCAAGCAAAGCATTGAATCTAACTTTGTCATATTGTCTCCAACGATTAACATCATATTTCTGCTTAATACCAGTGATTTTAATACCAGCATTAGGATTTCCAACCCAAAGAAGACTTACATCATCAGTATCAGTAGCACAAGTTACAGTACCTGTTTCACCTTGATAAGCATAATTAAGAGTAATAATTGTACCATTTACAGCAGTAACTATATATACTGGAGAATCTACTCCAAGAGTATCTCCAACATCTGCCATTCTAAATACATCATTAACTGCAGGCATTGTTCCTGTAACAGTAATTTGTTTAGAATATTTAGTAACAGCATATGAAGTACCTGTAGCAGGAGCTGATAATGCACCTTGAATAACTACTGCAGATTTAACTCTCCAGTCAATTGTTCTGTTTGGTTTGAAGTTTTGTACCAAAGATTTTACAAGACCTACTGCAACATCTTTTTGTTGTACACCTGTAGGTGCTGATTGAAAAGTACCATACTTGTAGTTAGCAGGACGCTTACCATAAGCAAATTGATTAGGTACATGCTCAAGTTTTACAATGTAGAAAGTATTATTAAGAGTACCAAGAAAACCATTGATAGAACCACTTGTACCATTAGAACCAATGAAAGATGTTTGTTCACTAGCAGCAGTATAAGCAGCACCACTATAAGCAGCAAGATCAGCAAGGTTAAGTCTTACTTGTTGAAGTGGAAGATTAGCCCCTCTATCTTTAATAATTTTAATAACAGGATAATCAGAAGCTGTCCAGCCAGTAGAAAGTACTGTATTGTTTAAGTCGCAAACTGCTACTGCTCCAGTATCTTGACCAGGAACCATTTTTGCAAAAGTTGTGTATGCTCTATCAGGAACGATAAATACACTTTTAATGTTATTTTTTGAATCTAAAGCCATTTTTTTAAAATGTTAAATTGTTGTTTAATTTGTTTTACAAATATAATTGTTTTTGTTATTCCAAACTATCTGCTGTTAGTTGGTTGATAGGTATTTGTTCTCTTACTGCAGCAGACAGTAATTTTACAGCAATATCACAAATTCCTTGATGAGTTAAAGAATCTAATTCACAACTAACTTGTAATGCTGGAGTATTAAGATTTACAACTATATCATTAGGGTATCTTAAATACCTTAAATAATAGTTAGTTACATCAAATGTTCCATCAGTAATAATACCATGGATTTTTCTCTCAACATTGTTGACAGTTTTCTTACCATGTTCTAGTCTCCACACAAGACCTTCACTACCATTACAGTATGGCCTTTTATAAGGATTAGCATAACTTAAGTTATAATCATCATGTGAGATAGGAATAGTCATCATTCTGTTAAATGTTGAAGTAGTTCCACATTGAGGAACATCTGTAACAGTAGCTTCATATATAGGTATCATAAAATCAGTAGGCAATGCCCAGAGAACTTCTCCAGGCAAGGCCCCTATTTGATTAACACCTACAGTTGTGGGAGGAGTAGTTGATTCTTGTGAGTCTTTAACTAAAGCTGATAAACCTTGGATTCTTATTTCAGTTTCTTCAAACCCTTCCATGTTTCTGTTACTCTTAGGGTTTAACCTTTGAAGAATATAGTACCATTGTGCTTTAGTTAATAGGATAGTTGCTTCAGCATCTTCAAACCCAGGTGCACTTTGTGAATATAGTGCATCATAGGTCACAAGAACATTATCCCACATCTGATTAGCTGTCATAACCTGATTGCTCCTTTAATCTTTCTACGATGGCAAAGTTCTCTGGATCTTCAATCCATTTAATAGCTTGAACTTGTGCACCAATATCTTTACCATCTAAGAATTGATATGTTTTTTCTTTAGAAATAACTAGTGCCCCTGACTTAACTGCTCTCATTAAAAGTAGTTTAGAATCTTTATGAATATCTTGAACTATCTTAAGGAAGTTTGTAGGTGAATCATTAACAATCTTACCCACATAGGCAAAAACATAATCATAGTTTGTAGTGTTAGTAATTCTTGAATCATATAACCACATTACCTCTTTAAGTTGTTCAATATCAGCTTTAATTCTAGCAAACCATGAGAAGGCTTCTAGTTTTGTGTTTAGTTCTTCTTTTTCCTGAACTTCAGCTACTTCTTGATCTACAATCATAAATCTGTAAGTACGCTTTCTATTTTTTTCATTAGGAGATGGAGCTACAACATTCTTATTAAGCATTAGAACTTTATACTTAATCATATCCATTGGATTAGATAAATCCAAAAGGTTTGCTTCATTTCTTAACTTAACAGTTCCAAGTTTTTGCCAGAAGGTATCAGGATAAGTGTTACCTTTTTCATCTGTTCTTTTTTTATTAGTGTCAAGTTCACCTTTATTTAAACCTAACATTCTTTCAAAAAATTCTTGTTCTGTAATTTCATCATCAGGAAATTGTACAGTTTTTACTTTCTTAATATTATCTAGTGGTCTAATAATAAGACCATTTCTCTTACTAATTGGTATTGACAAATATGTTACTGCAGTATTAAACTGATAAGCACCATTAGTTTTGTCTTTACCATCTTCAGTAATTTGATATTTATAAGACCAACTATTAGGTCTTACAATAGGCATTACTTTTACCACTTTATCTATTAGAAAGTTTTCCAACTGTTCTGTTTCTGTTTCTATTATCTTTTTAGCCATAATTCTTATTTTTTTTCAAAGTTAAAAATATTGGGGAAGATATTTCACTTCCCCTTTATTTGTTTTATTATACTAAGTTATAACGGAAGTCTACAACTTTAGTTGGGTCAGTAATCATCATACCACCCCACATCATTCTGTGAATTTCATATCCATCAGATCTAGATACTGCCATTGAAGGAGAACCTTTACCTGCAGGAGTGAATGGATCACGCATACCTGGGATGTAACGGAATACTGAAGGTTGACCTTTTACAGATACACGCTTAATACCAGCTTCTCCACCAAAGTCAAGAGCAAGCATTCTGCGAGATTCTGTAGTACCACCTTCTGGGTGAGTTTCAGGGAACAATACTTTGTCATCAAACATTGGACAGTACATTAATTCAAATGTAATACCATTGATTGAGTAGTATTTAGTGAACTGAAAACCAGCAGAAAGTGACTTAGGAATACCAGTAAGAGCTTTAGAATTTTCTTTGTAGATAGTAGTATCATTAGAACGTCCAGGACCATTACCACTTGAAGTAGTGATCATTAGTTCAGTACCACCTTTAGCAAGTACAGCTCTGTGGAAATCACGGATACCATATTCACCAGTACACAAAGTAACAACACGATTACCCATTTCAATTCTACCAATTGAAAGATCTAAGAATACTTCAGTCAAGAAGTCAAGATCCAAAGTTGAGTAGTAGTGAATGTTAGAAGGAGCAATTTGTTCAAACAAACCTGCACCTGATTCCAAAGGATATTTTCCAGAAACATCTTTGTTCAAGAAAAGATCTTTGTCAGTGAAGTTATGTAGACCATAGAAGTGCATAACTACGTTAGCAACTTCTGCTTGGTACATAGCAATCATATCAAGGTAGTTAATCCAAACACGTTCTTGCTTACCATCTACACCTGGGAAAGTGAATTCCAAAGGATAGTTTTTACCTTCATTAATCATGTTACCTGGAACTTCATATTCAAAACGCTGCATAGTAATGCGGTTTCTCATTCTGAATGGTGAAGTAAAGTTAGGCTTCTGACCTCTGTTAGAAAGAGTTGAAGGAGCTACGTTGAAAAACTTAGCCCAACGTGAACCTGGTTCAAGTTCTTCAGCAGGCACAGAAAGACTAGGATCTGAAGTAAGAAGTTCTACTTCGTACTCAAAGTTAGTTCCTTTTGGCTTTACAGAAAGAACACGGAGTAAGTATTCTGCTTTATTACCTTTAAGAATGTTATCTGGCTCAAAGTATTCTTCACCAAATGTTAGGAAGAAAGAAGCTATACCAGCACCATATTCAGTAGCAGTTTCGGGAGAACCTGAAGAATCTGATACGGAAATTAAAGGAATATTTTTATCATGTTGACCTTGGAGCATCCACTCATAGAAGTTATTTTCTTCAACTTCTACAGTAGGGAACTGATTAAGGAAATCAAACATCGCATTCTTCAAGTTAGTTCTGAAGATTTGATGAATGGTGTTAGTTACAAGCTGAGGACGCTTCATATAGAGAGCACCCAAGTTATTTGCAGTCACAAGACCATTGTAGTCTTTGGCTGCGTATTTTTGTAGTTGAAATAATTGCATGGTTTTATTTATTTATTTTTAAGGAAATTCTCAAGATTTGTTAATACATCAACCTCTTTATCATTAAGGTTGTTACTTAGGTTAGAACCTGATTTAAAGGCAGCTTTCTTTAATCTATCGTCAATTGATCTAGAAACTTTAGTTTCTGCTAGACGCATAATTTTAGTCAAGTCAGGTTTAAGGTTTCCTTTTTCATCAGTATTAAATAGACCTAGTTCTGTCAAGTAGTGTAGTTGCATTCTAAATGCTTCCGGGTTTCTTCTTGACAAAGCAGCTACTTTATTTAAAGGTTGTTTGTTTTCATCATAAGCTACTGTTTCAGTCATAGACTTGTACAATTGCTCTCTCATTTTATCAGTAAGAGGAACTCCTTTAAAAATTTCAGGAGTCTGATTAATTGTATACTTTAGAGCTTGAAGTCTTTTATGAGCTTCTTGCTGTCTTTGTTGAGCAACATATTGTTCCTCTTGTTTTTTATATTCAATTTGCTTCTGAACTTCTTGGTTTAAAAGCTGTGCAGCTTCAAAACCTTCTTCAGCAAGTTCATCTAAATCTTTGGCTCTCTCAACATATTTGTTAATTTTTTCTTGAGAAAAACCTTTAGTTCTTAGAAGCTCTCTGTAAAGTTGTTCAGCTTTTTGAGTATTAGACTCTAATTCATCTCTGGTTACTGAAGCATAATCAATAGCTTTACTACCAATTTCTAAAGATGAGTCTTCATCAAGACCATTCATAAACAGTTCAAACTGCTTACGCATCTTGTTTGGCATTTCACTAACAATGTCTTCAAAGATTTTTACACCTCTTTTAAAATCTCTTCTTTCCATTAGAGATTTAAAAGCTTCAGGTGTACCATCAAATTTAAAATCATCATCTTCTTCAAAATCTTCATCATCAAACAAACCTTCAGATTTTAGCTGTTCTGCTAATACCTTATATAAAGGCTCTTCTTCAGAAGAAGTAGAATCTGATGTTTTAGTAGTAGGAGGAACAAAATCTTTTGCTGCCTTTTCTGGACTACTTTCAGTTTCATCATCTTCTGAATCATTGATTAAATTTGATAGTTCTGAATCAAAATCAAAATCATTAGTTTCAATTGTCTCTTTCACCAAGTTTTTATCTGAAGAATTGTCAATGGTTTCAAGGCCATCTCCATCTGGTTCTCCAAAATCTGGACTGTAAAATTTACTTGTTTTCATATTTGTCTTACAAAATTATTATTAATAATTGTTTATTAGGCAAATAAGCTATCATTTCTATATAGCTTATTTTTTATCGTATTTATTCTTATTTTCTTTAGCAATTTTCAAAGCAGTATCAGCTTTCATTTTTTCAATCTGTTTTTTACTTTCAAGTTCTTGTCTCTTCATTTCATTTTTCTGTCTTTCAATTTCAGATTTTACCTGTAACTCCTTCTCTTTTTGAATCTGTTGATACGCTGCTTTTTGTTGTTCCAATGCAAGCTTGCTTTGTTCAAGTATGTCTGGTATTTCGTTTTGATTAATGTCTTGATCTTGTGTATAAGACATAGCCCTGATTGTTTCAAGTTGGATTTTATTTTCCCTATCCAATTGTCTGTTAACATCTTCTCTATTAAGTTTTTCATATTCCAATTGCATAGCAGCTTGTTGAAGTTGAGCTTGTTGTTCTGCAAGTTGCTTTTCATGCTCTTGCTGCATCTGCTGCATTTGTTGTTGTTCTTCAGTAATCTTATCTTGAGCTTCTTCCAAGTATCTAGCAAGACCTGATATACTATCTTTCTTGTAAATTTCAATAAGATCTCTAAACTTAATCTGACCTGTCTGCATACCTGCATGTGCAAGTTGGTTAAGTGCTTGCATTAACTCTTGAGTATTTGGACCATCATCTATATGAATATCATATTCTGATTCTGCAAATTCATCATAATAACTAACTACTTCAGCACCCATATCATCAAGAACAGCTTGTACTTTATGTGGATTTTTCTTCCATACATACTTAGCAACTTCCATTAATCTTTGCATACAATCTCTCTTAAATGAATTATGTAATGAGAAATACTTTTCAGTCATAGAGTTAGATGCTGTCCATCCCATATTAGATGTACCTACATTAGCATCACCCTTAACATCACCTTGTCTGTATTCATTAACTCCTGAAATTAAATCAAGCTGTTGTTTAACAAATGATAGTAGTTGAACATGCTGATTAATATAGTTACCCATCTCAAGATTAATACCTGTTGCAGCTAACTGATTATATGTACCTGCTGACTTACCTTGAAGAGGCCCTTTAAGTACCTCATTAGTAGGATCCATAAACATTACATTAGTAGCTTCTGCATACTGCAACCATTTGAGGGGATCCCACTCTGAAGGAATCATGCTGGTATTAATTGCCAACATTGGTCCTTTATATTTAGAAATAGCTAGGTTTAATCTATGAAAGAATATATCATACAAGTAATCCATAGGTTTCATAACATCCATGAATGACATTACCCTTGAGTTATTTGTATTACACAATATTCCTACATAAGGTGGTTTACTTTCTGATAGATTACTCATACTCCTTGATTGATAAGGAATAGGTCTAATCTTTACATAAATATCATTGGCAATCTTAGTACCTTCCCACCATTCATTAACCCATAACCACTTTACTGTTTCACCAGCATCTTTGTCAATCTTGTAGTATTCATCTACAATCTTTTCTTCTGGACTACCATACTCATCATAATAACTTACTTTACCAATCTTTCTTCTAGATCTCCAACAAACTCTCATAACCCTAACATTACCTCTTTGGTCATAAGCACCACCAAAGTAATGTGTAGCAATCTGATTAGGTACAAACAACTCACCTGCTGTATATCCAAATCTTTCTTCAACAGTAATATCTCTGTTGTAAGCCATTTGAATACCACCAGTTCTCATTGCATTATACTCTTTACTTTGCTCTAGATTACTAGTTTCATCTTTAGTAAGATATTCATGGAAATAATCTATTACTTGTCCTACAGACATCATTGTATATTCTACAATCCAATCTGCATCTTCAATTTTATAAGTCTCAGGTGATTGAATAGTAAATAAATATAAAGGATTTACTTTTCTAAATACAATATCATTTCCAAGCTCTTCAATACATACAACTTCCTCACCTGAAACTAAAAAGTCTTCCCAACATCTTAAGAATACATCAGACACTTTTAACTTTTTATATTCATACTTAAGTATTTTATTAGCTGTTATCTCCTTAAGATCTTGATAGTTATACTTTAAATATTTATCAAACTTACTAAGCTCTTTTTGCATTTCTTCCTCCATTACTTGAGGATCAACTTCTTGACCTTGAAATGCAGCTTGTAGTTTTTGCTGTGCTATTGATACCAATTTTTGGTACCATTGATCTCTAATTGCTTCTTCCTTAGAAGAAATTCCCATTTGGTCAGATGAAGATATAAAAGCCTTAAAAGGATATCTAGTTAATCTTTTAGCTTCTTCACCAACTAGGGTATTTATTTTTGAATTACCTAAACCTATATGTTGAATGTTTTTAGGGAATGAAGAAAACTCAATACCATATGGTTCACATATAGCTTGAATATCTTTGTCAGTCAACATGTTGTTTCTCAATCTATAGTTAACCTTCTTATTATAAAAGGTTTGTCTTACTACAGATGAGTCAAACATTAGTACGTTTTCTCCTGCATCTATACACTTTTTAGCCCATTCTAGATTCTTTTGTGAATCTGATAGTGCTTGTTGTGGTACTTGTATTACTAAATTATTCATTTTTTACAAATTTAATTATTTCCCAAACATGTTGTTGAAAAACAGTCCATTATCTTTATAGCTGTTAAACTCTTCTAAAGGGTCATAACTGTCTTTTAGAAATCCTTTTTCTTTGAAGAAACCAGACTCCAAGAAACTCTTAGCTTTTTTAGCATCAGCTTTGATAATTTCCTTGTTCAAAGTTACATCTAAAATCAATACGGCAATCATAGCTGATACCCTATCAAAGTTTCCATCCTTATTCCACTTAATTAATTCCTGAATTAAACCTGTAGATCTCAATCTATTAACATTTAACACCTCAGAATTAGCTTCCATTGGTTCTAATAACCACTCCCTAATCAACTCTCTACCCCAAGTATTTGTTCTTTCAGTAGCCTTGTAACCATAAGAAGTATTTAAATTAGGTTTCCACTCAATTTTATCTCTAAGTTGTGTAGGAGTTTCAGATAACATATACAAAGCCTTTTTATGCTCCATATATGTAACAAATCCTAACTTGTTAATCTCTGGAAATCCCATAGCATTATAGTAAATAATTAATTTTCTACAATTTTCATAGAAATCCTTAGCTAATTGTGGTCTTCCTGTGTACTCAGCTACAATTCTTCTTGTAAATCTGTCAAATACAAAAGCACATCCTACAGAATCTGTAGTTGCATGGTCATCATCATAGGGGTCAATACCAACAATATACCTTCTAGTAAATACTTTACCATCATTGTCTTTTTGAGGCTGTTCATAAATCTCTACACAACCTACAATATTGTCATCAGGTCTTCTTTTAATAGGATAATCCCTTAATGGCTGTGCATTATCAAAACTTTGAAACCTTAATTCACCTTCTTCTGACATTACAAAGCTACCAATCCAGTTACTTTCTATGTATTTCTGAGAATTAGCTTTAATATCAGCTAATCTTTCATTAAGTAACATAGTAGGAAACATATTTCCTGATGTTACCAAGAATGCTTCTGATGGTGTTAATGGATACTGTGTAACTGCATCCCTATATGCTGATGGATTACCTTTTTTAGTTTCTCTGTAAGCAATAATAGACTTCATTGCAGCATTCTCATTGGAATTACCATCATCATCTACAAGCTTTTCAGTAACCTTAGTTTCTTTATCTGTATAAACACCAAACCTTTGTCTTGTAGAAGGTAAAAACCACCCACATCTTTGATTACCTTTATCTGCTTCCCAATCATTAGGAAAGGCAAGTAAGTTAAACCTGTCAGGATCATAGTACATTTCAGAGAAAGCTGCTGTTCCTCCACCCATGTCACCACCTGTACCATAAATAATAGGTAAACCAATAACATCATCACCATCTTTCCAACAAGGTTCAGAGATATTATAAGACTCTATAATATTACTAAAGATACCAGCTTCCTCAAACAAAAATATAGAGCTTGATAAACCAGCAGATGCAAATGGATTATCTTTAAATGTAATCTTCTTAATCTCAGACTGATAACCCATCCATACATCTCTACCATCTTCCATCTTTTTAAGGTGTCTTGCTTTAACAAAATCTTGTGTATTAGGATTTCTAGGCTTATACCATACTGTAGCTTGGTCTAGAAAGTTTAAGTTATTGAGAGTCATTGCCATAGTATTATCAGAATACTTATTTTCATAAGCTGATATAATACATTTAGCATCCTTATAGAAATTATACTCATGTGTAACTAATGCAGCATTCTTATAAGAGAAACCAGTTCTTCGTGGCTTAACCATTATAAACCCCTTCTTCTCTTGCCTTGCTTTCTCTATCAATGAAAAGAATTCTAAATCTACATCTGTAAACTTAGGAAAACCTTCAGTCTTTCTACCTGTCTTTTCATCTTTTAAAAGCATTCTTGTATAGTTCAAATAGAAGTAATAAGTACCAGGTATAGTAATATTACCAATGGTAACACCTTCTATACACTTTCTTTTCTCTTCTTTCCAAAACTCATTGTACTGAAAAGTACCAGGTAATGCTTTTATATAACTACCTGTATTTTCATAGATAAGTCTTGCTTCTAAAAATGCTTTTGTATTAGTTAACATTACTCGTTAAATTCACTATTAACTTGTTTATCACCTCTAATCTTAACAGCAGTATCTTGTTTCTCAGCTTTAACTGCAGATTCTAAACTCTTATACTGTGATACAACCTTACTTATAGAATCAATAATCTTCAAACTTGCAGTTGTACTTTCAGCATCTACCTCATTCTCATTTAAATACTTAGAAAATTCAAATATCTTGTTCTTAACACTATTAAGCAGAACATCTAATGGACCCTGCTTTAATTTTTTGTATATTTCACAAGCTTGTTTGACCTTATCTGATGGTTCATAATCCTTTTTTCCCAGTACCTCTTCCTTGATGGCTTCTGTTCTTTTTTCTTCTGAGTAATTGTTATAAGGAGAGTTAAAATCACATAGATGATAGATAAACTTAAAATCTGTATATGCATTAATTTTTGTTTTAGACTTATCTTCTTTCCAGATCTCAGCAAATATTTCTATTGTGAGTATCTCAGGTGAGATAACTACCTCATTATCTTTTAAGTCAAATACCTTCATTACTTAAGAAACTTCAACTTATAGATAGTAGAATAAGTAAGGCTAGAAAGCTCATCAATCTGATTCTTAAGGTAATCCTCCTTAAACACTTCTCTTGATGCTTCTACATACTTAGCAAACTCTTCAATGTATTCCATAAAATCCAAAGGCTTAACAGACTTAACTTCAAAGTTTACAATACCATACTTACCTTGGTAGCTTTCTACAAAGCCATCAACTAAATCAAGCAGGGAATCATAAAATCCATTTAAAGCTGTATGTGCTGCATAGGCACCAGGACCTTTTACTCTAAGATGTTCAATGTGTGCAACATCTCTTGCTTCAAACAATCTACCAATAAACTTACTTGGTGAGTTCATTGGATTGTTCATTAATTTTTCTTTTAATGTTGTCATATTTTTTTAATTTACTTTTATTTATTACAAATTTACCAAAATTTTTGATAATAACATTCTTATTCCATGTATTAGGATCACTATCATCTATTTGTGAAAATTCTGAAACTAGGAATTCAAATAATCCAGAGTATATACCTTTAACCTCTGTATAAGAAACACTATTTCTTTTTGCTATTTCTGTTAGCTTCCTGATAACTTCGTCCTGTAGTCTTACCATAAAATCCTTTTATAACTATCCTTGAAGGTGTATCCTTCATCTTACTTAACTCTTCAAATGAATGATTAACTACAATCCACTGATCCATAGACCTTAACAAACACCTCTTCTTATAAGGCTTCTTAGTCCTCTCATTAATAACTTCAGCAAACTCTGTTATCTCATTAATCTCCATTCTTTTAGAAATAATCTTTCCAGGTACTTCAGTAGGAACCTTGTTACCATCTTCATCCTCAATAGTAACAACCTTATACAATGGTTCCAATACCTTAATAATCATCCTGTTACTTCATTATTTAATTGCTTAATCCAAAGCTCCTTTTTACTCTCTTCAACAATCCTATTGTACTCCTTAATAGACTCATGATTAGAAGGTAATACCTTAAACACTAAACACCATTTACCATCAGGTAACTTTTCTATATGTTTTATATACTGATATCTTTTATGCTTCTTAATAAACTTCTTAGCTAATTCAGTGTAAGTATTCATTTTCTGAATAACAACATCAAATTCTTTGTGTACAAAAACCATTGTATTTGTTCCACAAATAGGATCAGGTAACATAATTTGTTTTTTTCAAAAATACAAAATTAATCCTCATCATATACCACACTGATAGGTGTGATAACTACCCAAGATCCATTTCTACCCATATTTCTATCATGTATAAATCTAATTATATTACCATTATGTTCTATATCAGCATCCATATACTCAGTTAGTTTTCCTGTCTTATACAAGTGATTAACTGTACCATACAGTCCATTAAGATCACTTGCTCTAACTTCTATTCTTTTCATATCTACCCATTGTTTTATTTACACAACCTCTAACCTTAGTATTATCATAAGTCCATATCTCACCATTATCCATAAGTAATGTAAAATAGATATAACTTTCTGGACCATAATCATTAACTAAGAATGCCCATCCTTCCATGTCCATTTCAGGAACATAAAAAGGAATTGGAGGATTAAGTTGTACTATCATTGTTTACCATTAATATAACTAACTATTAAATCTCTCTCTTGAGGAGTTAAATCTTTCATAACCTTATCCTGACCTATCTCTCTAACAATAGATTGAAGTTGATAAAAATTAATCTTACCTTGAGCAAGATAAATATTTAACTGTTGCTTAATAGTATTTTGATTCATACTTTCTTGTAAATTACCTTCTAATGTAATATTCATAACATTACTTTACAAGCAACATCTGCTTCTCTGAATAACTGATACTTTTGTTTACCTCCATCGTGAGTCTTACCTTCAAAACTAGTAGGCATTGAATGTGGGAAAAACATTACTTTATCTCCAGGTTGGTAAAGTTCAACATCTTTACCTACAGCAATAATAACATCACCATTATACTCTTCTACATCAGAAGACTGTGTACCATTGGGTAAGTATACCCCAGTAGATGTTTTCTCTAATTCTTTGTACTCAATTAAAATACCTTTAGGGTGTGGTTCATACATAATCATATCTTATAAATTTTAAAACAAAAGTAAAATGAGAAATTGAATTTAACAAATAAAAAGTAAACTTATAAGCTAACTTCTTGTTGCTGAGTAGATATAATTTTCCCCTTAGAGTTTTAAACTTAATTTTGGATTTCCTGCAGTTGGTTTTTAGCCCCTAGTCTACTCTTCCCCTTACACGCTGGTGGTAGCCCTGCAATTATACCAAAACCCTTTTTGCAACTATCGGAGAAAGTTATTCTCTTATTTAGAGAACATTGATCCAACTTCTAACCCACATTTACTTATGGGTGATCTAACTTTAAGAGGTGTATTAAAATTAGGTTGCAGTGCAAAGATATAAAAAATTTTTTTATAAAATAAAAATGTTTTGTGTTTATGTAAGTGAGTACCTACCATTAAAAACCACCCTCCCTTAAGTCTGTAAACTTTATCCCCCACTATTTTTATGAAAGACAAATTGATTTTCTGGCGTCTATTGAGTTCAATAGATACCAAAAAACTAGGTTGGGGTAAGTACACTGTTAGGTCAGGGAAAAATAAAGGCCAATTGCGTAAAGCGTTGGTTTTTGAGAATCAGCCCATATTTCTAGCAAGTACGCTTACCCAAGAAGAAGTGAGAAAAGAATATGAAAACTTAGTTATCTCCACTGTTGGAGAGAACAAAGTGGTTCATTTTCCTGGTATCACAGCAGAAGAAGCCTTTTAGGCTTCTTTTTGCTCATAAGTATAGTATGGTTATTACAACTGTACTATACTTATTGTAACTTGTTGTAAGTTGTTGATTATTAGGTGGTATTCAAAAGGATAGAATTTGACATGTTTCCAGCTAAGTGCTATTGTTGGAACATTATAGTATATATAGCACTAATCCTCAATTCAAAAAACGTGAACACAATTGATCAAACACAAGAAATCTTGAATCTCATTAAAAATGATGATTTAAAACAGGTTTTGTCTTACCTTATTAACCAATGTAATGGTGAATTAAAAGGACACATTGAATCTGATGAAGATGATTACAGTGATATTACAATATACTCTGAATTCTTTGATAAAAAGAAATTAGAAGTTATATTTAAGTATTGCAGATATCCTGAAATTATATTTTCACCTAAATTTAATAAGATGAAAATTGGTATGGAATTATATCTATCTAAATCAAGTATTTAAATTGCCAAAAACCATTGCTCCTAGGTTCTCACATGTTGTGAGTTTAGTAAGAGCACATTGCTAATGCACCATAACTCACTTCCCAAGGGTGAGCAGTTGTAATATAAAGGTGAGAACTGCACATATTGTTTGTGTAAGAGTTGGCCAATGTTTATTTAGCTAATAGTGTGTATGATTAGACTTCTATTTATAGGACGACCTAATCATCAGTGCGTAGAGAATAAACCTTATTACAATTGAGTGCAGAGGGGCAATTACCTTAGCAATAAGGGTACATAGAGTAAACTATGTATAGTGTCCATTCACTTATAAATTAATGGGGTTGTTTAGTGGTGCTGTGTACAGGATAACCACTCTCTATATTACATGTAATTTAATCCTTATGGGTTTTGTAATGGAGTATAATAAATCAAATGACCAGACATTTTATAATCTGGAGTTCTAGCTTAACTTTAAAGCTGAAGGTCTATGTGTATATGTAATAACTGCGAAATGTGGTTGTTGTGTTTAAGCATAGTTGTCAAAGTCGGTGTAAGGACTGAGATATTAAAACTACGAAGAAGCCTCTGTTGGGATACAGGTTCAAGGTTAGAAGTTTACACTCACGTATAGTAATACTATATCAGAAAGGCATAGATAAGTCATACTTATCAGAGATAAACTAGTACGTTATCACATGTGGTGGAATTCCATTTTTTACTAACTTTTTAAATCTTAAAACAATGAAAAAAATCATTGGAAATGCGTTTTCGTTGCAAATGCTTATAGATAGCGTTGCAACTATTGAAGTTGTTCCTATTAAAAAGGAACATATCAACTTTAATGAATGCCAATCAGCTATTGGTCATCAAGACCTTGCTGATCATTTAGGTGTTCCCATGAATAGAATAAATGTAAAGTTGTCTAATAAAGACACTTTATATGTTGCTCAGTTTATGGGCGGGAGACTACCTGAAGGAACAACTATACTTCAGGCTGAAGAGATAGGATTATTACAGTTCTTTGAAATAACTGTGAGTTATCCAGCCATAGAATATATGGCACAAATGGCTTTAGATAATCCAGAGAATTATGGATTAATTTAGAAGTTCTGCAGGTTGTAGAGCATCCACTATTTAGTGGCTCTGCTCTCACCTGTTTCACATTTGCACTAACCTTATGGTTAACAGTTGTAGTATAGGTATTTCCTTACTAACACATCTAGCGGACTACAACTGAGTGCAAACAACACCTAATTCTTTGATAGACTAACAATATTGTAATACTCATTCAGCACCTATAAGGTATATTTTGAGATTTAATTACAAGTTAGTGTAAGGTCGGTCTTATACTCCTTAGCTTAATTAGCTGAAACTCTGATGTTGATGTAGAAATGCACAAAGGAAGCTGTTAAGGTAGTAAGAATGAAAGTACAATAGAGAACTCTTACTGTACTCTATCAAAGTTTTAGGTGTTTTAACTGTTTACCAGATATAGCAGGGTATAAATCTGGAGTAATGTAAATTAAGTTGAAATACTTAATCACTGCAGCTAAGTTGGTAACTTAACAACCAATTATAGTTGTAATACTACGAGGATAGGAGTTATATTCAGGTGATATAACTATAGAGTTGGGTGGGTTGATCTCCACAGTAGTAGTATTACAACTAATTTTTTTGTAACCTTTTAAACCACAAATAAAATGGCTAAATTAGCTAACAATCAAAACAATCAACAAGAATTTTCTAAAGTATTTAAAGCAGCTTTAGAGTCTAAGTATCGCGGAATGGATGTTGATAACTTACTAAAGGTAATATATGCAACACCTAATCCAGAAGTTGCTATGGAATTAATGTTAAGTATTCATGAAGAACCTGTAATTAATCAGGTTGTTGTTGATAGTAACAATAGGAAATTTACTTTCATTAGCTTTAATGCTTTTGGAAGAGAAGTAAATTACAGCTATGAACAAAATAAATCAGTACATATTTATGTCAGTAAAGACGTAAATGTTGCTGAGATTACTCATGAGAATTATCAAGAGTACAAGAAGTCATGGGGTGACAACACAACAGGTCATAATGTAATACTTCCACAAATGGAAACTCTTTATTCATCGATGGATTTATCATCTTGGAATAAATTACAAGTGTGGCAAGCTCCCCAACCAGTAGAAATTGATTATTCTTCTATGGCTTAATTATGACAAAGCAAGAAGCTCTACAAAAAACAATGCAGAGATTCACTAATTTAATGGATGGTAGTGTTATTCCTAGAACAGGAGTAACAACTATCATCCATTATTATGAGTCTTTATTAATTGACAAGCCACAAGTAGTTAAATCTACATCAAACATTGAAAGTAACTTTCAAGAAGAAGAATTTCAAGAAATACTTAATGAAGCAGATTACTGGGATGATGATGGAACAAATCATTTTTCCTATGGATGTTAATAATTTTTTCTAACCCTTTAAATCTTTTAAAAGATGAATTCAAAATTCAAGAATGAACTAAACTTTGTCACATTAGAGAAATGTGCTAAAATTCTAGAGCACCCAATGAGACAAACAATTTCTGTCAAATTGACTTATAGTACGTCATTAAAAAATGATTGTACTTTAATGGTTGTAAATGACCAAAACGAAAAAACCTATCCATTGGGAAAAGATTGTACTGTAAAAGTATTTTCTACAATAGATAAAAATGGGAGAGAAAATTTCTATTATTCAGTAAGTTTTGAAGTTAGTATGCTTCAAAACTACTATAACATTAAACAAGAAATCTATACTAATTTTTATAAGTATAAGAAAGCTTGTATGATGTTTAATAGATCTCTGAAAATAGAAAAGTATAAAAAGGATAACAATATTCTTTTTAAAAGCCATTTCCCTGGTACTTGGGATATTTGGAGAGAAAATAATAATCAATTGCCACCTCCTCCAAAGCAAATAACAATAGATTTTTGATGGATTTATTAACAACAATCATTGCTTGGGAACTATTGAAATATATAGTTTCCAAGCTTTGGTATAAAATCGTAGCATGAAAGAAACAATCTCAATTTTCATTTTAATGTGTATAGTAGCTGTAGCCACTAGCTGTACATCAAGTAAGAAATATGGTTGCAAGGGATTATCAGCTGACCCTAATTTTAAAAAGAGCTGGACAAAACACTAATACACATGTATTTAGGAGAACTACACGATGTTGATGGTAATATTATGGTATACCTTCCATCAGCACCAACAAAACAAAAATGGTATCCATTATCTAAATTCAACAATGTAATAGTTGTTGACAAATTAGAATCTAGAATTGTGGAAGTAGAATTAATTCCCAATGAAGGAGAACTGGATGAGCAGCCAGAATATACTGCTAGAGTTATTAATCCTTTAAACTTTAATTTTCATGACAACTAATAGAAATTCGTGGAGTCCAAAAGAAGAGCAAATATTATTTCAAATTGTTGAAGAAAATAAACAATTTGTATTAAGTTATGCTTTTGAACAAGCAGCATTAAAACTTAACAGAAGTTTATCTGCTGTTACTCAACATTACTACTATCATCGTAGTAAAATTGAAAAACAGTCTGTTACTAAGCAATTTAAAAAGCTTATAAAAACAGGTAAATACAAGTTAAGTAAAAAAGGTAATTTATTTATTGTAGAAATATGAAAGCAATATTAAAAAAATTTGACCCAGAACATTATGTTCTTATGTTTTACATTCTAATGATGATATCTATATGGATTTATCGCTCTGGAATATAATGAGAATTAAAGTTAGCTCTCTGGTTAAACCTAACAAGCCAGAGAGTGACTTTTTATCTCAAAAACCAAAACTAAAAAAAGTTGTAGGCTATAATGATGTGTTAGACTACAACTCACAATCACAACACATCTTCAATCAAATAAAAAAAGAAAAGCAATGAACAATAACTTTGTAATGCCTATTCGGTGGAATGAAGAGGACATGACACAAATGGATATTCTGCATAAAAACTTGCAGATGAACTTTATGTGGAGTGACTTCTTTATTAACAAAGGTGATGTAATAATGTTTAACAAGTGTCAAAATGACATTAATAACATTAGACTAGCCATAAAAGAAATAAAACAACAGCAACAAAATAAGTACAATAACAAAAACAATCAAAAACAATTTAAAAACAATTAGAAATCATGAGTAACATCGTAATTAAAACAGCTCAATCAGAAGTAAAACAAGACAAAAATGGTCGTAACTATAGAACTATCACCTTTGGTGAGGTTAGATTTATAGATACTCCGTTTGGAAAGATGGTAGTACCAGCTTCTCAAGCACGTACTACTAAAATCAACTGCTATGAAAACAACTATCTTAATAAGATGGATGTTGGCTATGCAGATGCTATTTTTAACCAAAGCAATCCTGCCAATGGTGGGTGGTTTGCGGGTTCAATTGAAACTCGTGAAGTAAGTGGATATGATATCCCTACTGCTGATGGTGGTGTAAGAACAGTAAACACTTATACTACTGTAGTATTTGGTGATACTGATTCTCCAGCATTTGAGAGTGCAGTTAAATCTGCATTTTCATCTAAAGGTCACAATGTAGTAGAGGGTAATGTTACTGATTCATCAGTAGCTTCTCACCTAGAAGCACTTCGTGCATCTATTGGAGCATAAATAATAACTTGCTGTTGTTTTTTAAAACTAGCCTCATTATCTTTGGGGCTAGTTTTTATTTGTTTCCATAGTTCAACGGATAGAACAATGGTTTTCTAAACCATCAATCTAGGTTCGATTCCTAGTGGAAACACAATAATGTGTTATATAATCAACAAAAACATATGGTTTTGCTACTTATATAACACATTATGTAGTCAGGTGGCGGAATGGTAGACGCATGAATAAGGGTTAACAGTAAAGGTAACATAGAGTAACCTTGAAAAACACGGTGAAAGTCCAACTCATAAGTTACCATACAGGTTCGATTCCTGTCCTGACTGCTACTATATGGGGATATAGTGTTTGTGTGTTTGTAATAAGTGGTAGTGTAATGCTACCACTTATTTTTTATTAACAAGAAAACTAATTAACATGAAAAGAATAATAACTATTTTAACATTAATGATAAGCTTAAGTGCTTATTCACAGAGTAAATTAAAGACTCACATTATAAACCAAGAATGTAATTTACTTGTTATAAGTAATGATAGTCTTGTTTGTAATAAACTTGATAGACATAGAGATTTATTAGATTCAGTACAATGTTATGCATTTTATAGTGATGTAAAAGGTATTGCAACTATGTATTGGTTTGATATTGAAAGAAAAGAAGAAATATTAAATGATATATTTCATGGAGCAGTTTATTAAGTTTGATGATGGTAAACCAAAGTTTACTATGATACCACAATTAGCATTAAATGAAGTAGCTAAAGTATTTACTCATGGTGCTGATAAGTATGGTGATTTTAACTATTCTAAACAAGGTGATGTATTAAGGTACATAGATGCTTTATTAAGACATACTAATCAGTATTTATCTGGTGAAGATATGGATGAATCTAAAGTACATCACCTTGCTTGTGTAGCTGCTAATGCATTAATGGCATTAGATGGTATAATAAACAATACTATTACTGATAACAGAAATAAAACTTATGGAACAAGAAGAACCTAAACAAATTAAATGTTATTGTGGTCATACTATAACTTGTGATTGTGGTCCATTAGAAGAACCTAAACAAGAAACACTTGAAGAAGCATCTTGGAAATATAATCCATTAAAGAAACTTGATGGTGAGTTTATAAGAG